CACTCAAGGTACACGCTGATGACGACCCCGAACCAACTGGTGAGATTTAGTGAGCTGTTCACCGGTCGGGCGTCGGCATACGGAATCTGGAGTGATCAGCACGGGGCGAAGACCATCCAACGCCCCGTGACTCCTCAGCATTATCAAGATCACTTGGATGGTAAGCTTGGTCTAGGCATCGTCCCAATCCAAGAAGATGGGACTTGTCTGTTCGCGGCCATCGATGTTGACGTCTATGACCTGAACCACCTGACCCTTGCAAAACGGATTGCAGACTACAAACTACCGCTCATTGTCTGCAAAACAAAATCTGGAGGTGCACACCTATTTGCATTCTTTAAGGAACCAACTCAGGCAGCTGTCGTAAAGTCTCAGATGAAGGCATGGGCGACTAAGCTCGGGTACACAAAGTCAGAGATCTTTCCAAAGCAGGTTAAGATCACGCCCGACGTTATAGGCAACTGGATAAATCTTCCGTACCATAACGTTAATCAGACTGTCCGATATGCCATCAGCACAGAGCGACCACTCTCATTAGCCGAGTTCTTTGAAGCGGTAGACAAGCTGCCAACGTTTCAAATCCAAGAATCTGGAGCCATCGATGATGATGAGGCATTAAAGGAGTACCCGCCCTGTCTTAAGGCATTGACCAAGCTTGGTCTACCAGAGGGGTCACGTAACTCTGGGCTGTTTAACTTCGGAGTTTTCTTTAAGAAGTCAAACCCGAAGGACTGGGAATCTCAGTTGATGGAGCACAATCTTCGGAATGTGAGTCCACCACTCCCCTACAAAGAGCTTAATACCGTCGTCCGGTCTTTGAATAAGACTACGTACCAATATACCTGTGACACGGAGCCGATCTGTAGTCATTGCGACTATGACTCATGCGCGAAGCTTAAGTTTGGAATATCGAATTTCCCTGGTAAGGAATCAGATAGTATCTACCATCCGGCAGTGATCACACACTGTAGGAAACTTAATACGGATCCACCATACTTTATGTTGGAGGTGAATGGCAAGGACATCTCGTTATCAAGTGAGGAATTCCTAACCTTTAGGGTCTTCCGTCTGCGCCTGATGGAGATCATGAATCTCGTGGTCAAGCCGCTGAAGCAACTTGACTGGGAGAAGCAGGTAAAGGACTTGCTTGATAAACGGACTGAGATTGGGGCACCTCAGGACGCCTCAATCAATGGCCAGATCCTTAACTGTGTTACAGAGTTCTTGGAATTATGTGAAAAGGCCAAGCAAGACATGGACATCTTTCGTGACCTACCAGTAAAGAAAGGAGAGTACATTGTCTTCAGGGGCAACTCACTTAAGAAGTACATGGCAATGCATAAGTTAGATAGGATCGCGGATAATAAGCTCTTCATGCTGATTAAGAACCATGGCTGCAACTACAAACGGGTCTCAATTGACGGCAAGTTGACCCTGTTATGGGCAATCAAGTATGATGAATTCTTTGGCTTGAGAAAGGAAGAGGAGTCCGATGCCTTGGAGCTATAAGTTATTCGGACCACCAGGAACTGGTAAGACAACTACGATGATCACAACCCTATCATCGTGGTTAAAGGAGGTACCCCTTGATAAGATCGCGTTCGTGACCTTCACACGCGCGGCCCGTAAGGAGGTAGAGGACCGGGTACGTCAGGATCCACGGTATAAGCACCATAACAACTTCCCACGCTTGAAGACGATCCACGCCATGTGCTATGCTGAGCTGCGTGGTGTAAATGTGATGGGCATGAAGGAGATGAAGGAGTTTGGTAAGTCTGCAGGAGTAGACCTGAACACGGGGATCACCCTCGATCCATTGATGGAGAATGAGTTCACGTTTACCAGATCAAGAAATCAGTGGGATAAGATTCTGCAGGCTTACCACCTTGCACGGCACAAGATGTTAGATCTTAGTGAAGTGTTGCCAATAGAGATCCCTCAGTCGGCGGCTGATGCCTTCATCAATGCCTTTAGGGAGTGGAAAAATGTACAAGGGTTGTCTGACTTTACTGATCTTCTATTCCTGTATCTTAACTTCGGGCATCCACTTCCCATAAAGCGTATGATCATCGATGAGGCGCAGGACCTATCAAAGTTGCAGTGGAAGGTCGTTGATAAGATGTCGCAACAATGCGAGATGGTGTATATGGCAGGAGATGATGACCAAGCCATTTTCAACTGGGCAGGTGCATCATCCGAGGTTTTCTTAGATAGAAAGGTGAACGAGTTTAAGGTCCTGGGTAACAGCCATCGGCTGACTGCTCAGGTAAAGGAGGTGGCTGATAAGATAATCTCTCGTGTAGACAGAAGACAGGAAAAGGTCTTCATCCCAAGAATGATGATGGGACCTAATGTTGAGATCGCATTCCGTCTAACTGAGGATATGTTCCATGATCCTAACACGATGGTCCTCGCGCGTGGGCGCACCCAGTTAAACGAGATGCTTGGACCACTTAAGTTTCTAAAGGCGAAGCCGCTTGATGGGATGATGACGATCCACCAAGCTAAAGGGCGTGAGGCGAATACGGTGGTCTTAAATACTGCGATGCCGAAACTGAGCCATGACCACATGTGGCAGGTCTCAGATCAAGAAGAGCATCGTGTATGGTATGTGGCCGTCACGCGGGCTAAGCATAAACTAGTGATCTACAGGCCTGACTCATGGCGGAATTACGACATATAGTCGGTCCCCTGCCGCAGAAGTATTTTTGTCGATCTTGTTTACACGGGACAAAATTCTTAATATAATGTTTTCAGTTCGTAGTTAATGTCCACAACAAAAGGAGAGCACCATGGCAAAGAAACAAAGCAAGGCAGCCGCAGCACCTGCGGAGAAGGTCAGCAAGAAGGCAGCTGAGACCGATGTTGACGCTGCTGCAGGAAAGAAGGGGGCAAAGGAAGCCAAGGAGCCCAAGGTCGCCACGAAGTTCAAACTCACCACCAAGGAGGTAAAGTTCAAGACAGGTGGCCAGGTCGAGCTGATCGTCAATGCCCTGAAGAAGAAGGGAGAGGCCACGATCGACGAGATCACAAAAGAGATCGAGGGAAAGCTGCAGACGAAACAATCCGCGAAGTCGGTGGTCAGTTTCTACATGACCAGCATGAAGAAGGCCGGCACCGTCGAGGCAGTCAAGGCAGCCTAACCACAACGATCGGTCACTCACATGAAAAATCAACCTATTGAACCCGTCCTTCGTGAGAAGGACGGGGATCTTTACTACGTGAAGGGATCCTACGAGCTTCTCATTAGTGCTCGTGGGATCTCCGTCACGGTTGCGAAATTGAAGCTGCTCAGTGCATCATCCGCCCAACGGTTTCTCATACACCACGACCTTGAAATGCCACTCACCTGCCCATCTGAAATTTACGTGCCTGTCGTTGCCAGCTTCGTACAGCTTACATGGCTGCAACACTACTTCAATGCGGTTGACCAGAAGATCAAGGACCGACACGATAAGCGGGTAGAGAGATTCAAGATCTTTCTTAAGACTGGGGAGATGCCTGACAGCTACATCCAGCCCAACAAGAAGACCTCAGACGTTCTGCAGAAGAGATACATCTTGAAGGAAGGTACCAAGACCGGTGGCGGTCAACGGGGTGTGGTGTTCGACTCGTTGAAACGCCTGGGTCCTGCAACCATCGCCGAACTTACTGCAGATGTGGTCAAGGGTGGGAAGTTAACCACTCGTCAAGAACCTGAGCGCATCGTCAGATACTACATTGTTCTCCACCGAGATAAGGAGGTCCTTGATGCCCCAACCGACTAGGTCAGGTCGTACGCGTCCAGCGCGTCGGTTTGACAAGACCCAGCTTAAGGCCGCACATTACGGGTACAACGTACACCGTGACTATGCGGCCCACTTCTTCCGATGGGGGTTCATTAATAAGAACCGTGCCTATGGGAAGAGGATCCTTGATGTAGGTTGCGGGCAAGATCAGCCGTTACTCCGTGTCCTGATGGGGAACAAAAGCCTTATCCCTACCGAGTACAATGGCATTGATTTAAACAAACAACCTGAGGGATCCATCTGCCCGTCATGGGCATCTATCTGGTGGGAGTTTGACTTCATCGCAGACTTCGTTGAGCTGCGTGGGCCCTATGATACGATCACCTGCTTTGAGGTGATTGAACACATGGAGACTGAGGATGGTCTTACCCTGTTGACCAACATCAAATCACTCATGGACCAGCGTTCTACCCTTTATCTATCAACGCCCATATTTAATGGCGCCGCGGCAGTCAACCACATCCATGAGTATACTGCAGAGGAGTTGAATGACCTTATTGAGGAGGCAGGTCTTAAGGTTAAAAAGCGTTGGGGCACGTTTGCCAGCAAGCCTGAGATCACCAAGGCCATGAATCCTGATGAGCTCATCATCTTTGAAAATCTTGCGCAGTATTATGGCGGGGAGGTCATGTCAGTCATGTTCGCCCCGCTGTACCCGGACTACTCGCGCAATAACCTCTGGGAGGTGACCCTTGCAGATTGTTCTTGAAGGTTGTGACTGCACCGGTAAAACGACACTGGCTAATAAACTCGAAGAGTACATTATGCGTGCGTTTAACACCAAGCACGTTAATCGCATGCATGAGGGCCTACCACCAGATGCCCCATCATTATTTGAGCACTACGCCGTGAAGGCCCTGACCTACCCCTTTTGTATCCATGACCGCCTTCACCTGGGTGAACGCACGTATGGCCCAGTCAAACGTAACCGTGACAATCTTGGTGAGATTGGGCAGCACATCATCGACCATATCGTCTTTAGCCATGGCTTTGGTCTGATCTGCGCGGCGCCACTTAAGGCAGTTGTTAAGACCTGGAAGAAACGACGCGAGACTGAATATCTCCAGAAGATGGAAGAACTGGTCCATATCTATGAATTGTACCAAGATCGTAGCTTTAAGCTTAGTGGATGGGAAGTCATCGACCCGTTTGACCCTGAGGTCGTGGACTTAATAAGGAAGCGCATTGAGTTCATCGCGGCGCGCGACTCGCAGATTCCTTTTGACCTTGGGATAGGGCCAAGTTGGTCTGAGACCCTAATCGTTGGGGAGATGAGCAACCATCGGATGTATGACCTGCCATTCTTCTCCACGGCTGGGTCAAGTGCGTACCTGATCAATACCCTGATGCGTCTTGGGATCGGGCACAACTACTACCTGACCAACGCATACCGTAAGGATGGTTCGCCACGCATCATGAAGCCTATCATTGGTGACCTGAAGAAACTTAAACGGGTCCTTGCACTTGGGCAGCAGGCCGCTAAGATGCTAGTACAGCAAGATATCCCATGTACTTGTTTGCCACACCCGCAGTTCTACCATCGCTTCAAACATCATGAAGCCACGGAATACCTTAAACTATTCAAACAGGCTATGGAGCACAACCATGCATCTCAATTGCGGTTACTTTAACGCGGCATATCGTGGTCTTGCCAGCCAAATCATTTATGACGGCACGCCAGCCGGCCCACGTGGCATCCCAACGCGAGAGATTCTTGGATCATCCTTTCGCGTGAATGAACCTATGCACAATATCCTGTACCATCCCACCCGCGACTTGAACTACAGGTTTATGGTTGCGGAGTTTCTGTGGATCCTCTTTGGTTACGACGACGCACCGTCCATAGGAAATTACAACAAACGAATCGTCGAATTCTCTGATGACGGTATGAAGATGTGGGGCGCGTACGGGCCGAGACTTCAGGTGGCACTCCCATATGTGCTTGGGAAGCTAAAGGAGGACCCTCAGACGAGGCAGGCGGTGGCCGGTATCTGGGAAACCCCATGGATGCCGACCAAGGACGTCATGTGTACCCTGAACGTCCAGTTCATTCGACGTGAAGACTTCCTGAACACGATCGTCACCATGCGAAGCTCGGACATCTTCCTTGGTTTGCCCTATGACTTTTATGTATTCTCCCAAATCATGAACCTTCTTTGCTTTCATCTTGGTTGCTTACCAGGTTTCTTACAGTTCAACCTCGGCTCAGCCCACATGTATGAGAGAGACCTAGACAGGCTTGGTGAGATGTGCAGTGGCCTGCAAGACATCTCATGTTATGGCAGTGACCGTATGTTCTCTCCTCCTCCACCAGAGCTTGCTGCCATCTTCAATGCCCCATCGTTACCGATTAATGATGGTCAAGTCATTCTCAATGATCGAGGTAAGACCGTTGATTTCCCACAGCCATGGTTTACCTTTGCTAAGGTACTTACGCACCCGCGTAAGGAAGCCTTTAATCTCCTGCTGACGGATCAATAATGCAGGCCAAACTTGACTTCACGGTAAATACGCCGAGGGTGAAGATGGAGCCACCCAACCTAGCCGGCGTCAAGTGCATCGGTCTGGATACTGAGACCACGGGTTTGAACTGGCGCGGCCACGACAAGCCCGTCGGCTTCGGTGTCTATGCTCCTGGCTTGGAGTATTACTTTGGGTGGGGTCACCAGGGCGGTGGTAACATGGACCCTGGTGCTGTCTCGCGTTGGGCAAACGACAACCTCAAGGGTAAGGAGGTCGCATTGGTCAATCCGAGCTTTGACATCTCGATGATGTTAAAGGTTGGGGTTGATCTCGAACAGTTAGGGTGTAAACCTAGATGTGTTCAGTACTACTATGCCCTGCTCAATGAGCAGCGACGTAAGTTCGATCTAGAGTCCTTGGCCTTTGACTTCTTGAAGAAACGCAAGAAGGTCATGCCATCAAGGATGCCGATCAATGTGATGCCTGCATGGGAGGTAGGTCCATACTGTACTAACGATGCCCGACTAACCTATGAACTGTACGAGCATGCCCGACCACTTATCCGGGCAGAGGAGTTAATTGAGGTCGCAAACCTTGAAGATGCCTGCGCCTACCCAACCCTGTTCATGGAGCGCCAAGGCGCCCGGCTTGACATGCCAAAGCTGGCGCGCTGGCGCGTCGAGGCAAAACAGAAACACGCTTGGTTATGCACACAAATCTCAAACGCGGTAGGATTCCAGGTTAGCCCCAACAAGGCAACTAGCCTGAATAAATTATTCAGGGTGATGGGACTTTCAGTCCCAATGTTTACCGCCGGTGGAGAGGACTCATACACGGAGCAATCGCTCCTGTTAATGATGGGGGCCTCAACTGAGAAACAATCCCGCGTCATTGGCATGGCACTGGCGGCGCGGCAGATCAGCAGCCTGTGCTCTAAGTATCTCGATAAATACTGGCGTGAGCAGGTCAACGGCCGGTTGTACTACAACCTAAACCAGCTGCGCGGCAACGAGTATGGCACCATCACCGGACGGTACTCGAGCTCGAGCGTCAACATTCAGCAGGTCTTCTCGGAGGAGCGGCAAGATGAGTCCACCAGACAGTGGATCATCCGTGAGCTCTTTATCCCTGATGGTGGTTACTGGCTCTCCGCCGACGCGAGTCAGATAGAATTCAGAATCTTTGCGCATTACAGCCGTAGCGCTCGCTTGATTAAGGCGTATGTCGATGATCCTGACTGCGACTTTCATGAGGAGGTAGCCAAGCTGATAGGATGGGTCAGGAAATCGGCAAAGAATTGGAACTTCGGGAAGATCTATGGCATGGGCATAGACAAGGTGTGTGCTCAGCTTGGTTGTACCCTGGAACGTGGCGAAGAGATCAACAAAGAGTATGAAGCGATGTTTCCAGAGGCATCACGACTTATGTGGGATGTCATCAAAATCGTAAAACGACGGGGTTTTGCTAAGACACTATTGGGACGAAGACGTCGTTACCCACTTCGGGATCGTTTGCACAGCGCGCTGAATGCTATGATCCAGGGCACGGCGGCTGATCTAATGAAGCTTAAGATCGTTAAGATTTACTCAGTGATGAAGAACCTAGGGTTTAAGATGCAGATGACGGTGCATGATGAGGTGGACGGCACGGTGCACCCAGATGCCGACATCAAGAAGATAGAGGAGGTGTTCAACGAACAGGAGATGGAATTAAGGGTACCCATCATTTGGAAGGTTAAGAAGGGCGACTCATGGAGGTTAGCCGCATGAATGAATCGTTCTGGTCTAACAAGATGCGTACACGAGCAAAGGAGATGTTCGATGGTATTGTGATCTTTAAGCTATCCAACCCGTATGTGGCGGCCTTACCCGACTCCACGTACACCTATAAGGGTAGCACAACATGGGTAGAGGTGAAACGTGAGTACAACGACCCCACCAAGTTACAGCTTAAAACCATGGCGGACCTATACCGTGAAAATGGCGGTAGGGCCTATTTCATTAGGGTGCTTGATCAGCATAAGCCGGTTCAGTGGCAGGTCAGAAGTGGGCATGACTGGGAAGTTCTGCTTCTTCATTCAGGCACGTTAGACAATGTGCTGAATCAGATCGTTCAATGGAGGAAGTAATACATGTATAGCATAGGACCGAATCAGGTAAAGGTGGCAGAGTTCATGTTAAAGTATGACCTGTCACTTGATCATAACCACGTGGACACGCGCTTCGTGCGCGCGCGTCTGATTCTTGAGGAGGCCACCGAGCTGATCATTGGGATGCAGGAGCATGATCGTGAGGCGGTGATTGACGCGGTGGCGGACCTGTTGTACGTCTGCTACGGTGCGGCGTGCCTGTACGGGTTCGATGCGGATGAGGCAATGGATCGTGTGCACACGTCGAACATGACCAAGGGTCAGGACACCGGCCACGGTAAGCTCCTAAAAGGACCAGACTGGGTTCCACCAGACTTCACCGGACTATAGGAGAAACCATGAAACTTAGAACCATAATTACTTGGGAAGCAATTGAGGACGGGATGCCGATACCAAGATGGCTATTCCCGTTGTATCGTGACTGGGACAGAAGATACATCATCTGTTACCCGGTCTGGATCTGGCCATTCGCGGTGGTCATATACATCGCACACCGTGTCATCAGGCACCTTGCCTATGACGTTCATGACCTACTCAATGAATTTGAGCTACTCGACAGAGCTCGAAAAAGGAAATAAACAATGAAGAGATCCATGGACATAGATCAAATGAAAAGGAACCTTAAGTCAGCGGTGGCACTAATCGAAAAAGACCGGCAGGTCCATGCGCCTGACTGTACGGTGGCGTACGCCCCCACGGGAGATTACTTCTTAACGTGGGTCTCAGGTGGTCTTAAGCATGAGGGCGCCGCCATCGGTATTTGGTGTACCTCACCTGAGACTGCCCTAACCTGGATGCTCCGTCACATCCTTAATTATAAGGAGAATCACCCAGGCGTGATCTACTGGCGTCAAAGGCCAACGATCAATGTTGAAAATTTCTTAAAACCGGTGGGAGCAAGCCTACTGGCGCTCCATCAAGAGACCACGATGTCGGTCTACTCGCTGTACTTCGCTTGGTGCCGTCTAGTGATCTCAGACAGTCCAATCCTTGATCCCAAAGATCTTGAAAAATTAAGAGGAGGAAGATACCTTGAGCAACCTAACACGGACACACATTGTGATACACCACAGCCTGACGAAGGACGGGGAGACGGTAAGTTGGAAGGCAATTGAGAACTATCATAGGATCTCTAATGGTTGGCTTGACATTGGTTACCATGCCGGTGTTGAGCTGATCGGTAAAGAGTACTACGCCTTGTTAGGGCGCGACATATCTCAGCGGGCCGCTGCCGTGAAGGAACAGGACATGAATGGTAAGGCCCTCCATGTTTGCTGCGTCGGTAACTATGACTGGTACCCTCCTGAACGTGACATGCTGGTGGCCCTCATCAATCGGGTACTACGCCCGTGGATGTCATGGTTCAATATTCCTGCAAGGAACGTGCGAGCTCACCGGGACTACGCACCGTACAAGTCATGCCCGGGTAAACTATTTGACATGGATCAACTAAGGGGAATGTTATGAAACGTGGGTTTGAGTGGACGCTCATCCAGCTGCGCAACGGCCACAAGGTCCAGCGTAGCGGCTGGAATGGAAGGGACATGTACATCACCCTTCAAAAGGGGTATCCTGAGGGGATCCCCATCAACTCGAACACGGCCCAAGCTACTGGGATACCCCAGGGCACGGTGTGCGTGTTCTCACCGTATGTCATGATGAAGACGGCAGACCCGGTCCCGACCTTTGTCCCGTGGTTGCCAAGTCAAACGGACCTGCTGGCAACCGACTGGGACTATTACCTGGCCGCTGACGATGCGGCGTCCACCGGGCGATTCAGGGAGGTGGTTGACGAATGAAACGACTAGAACCAGTATGGACCAAGATGATCGTGGCCAGGGACGCGTTCGTCTATAAGTCAGAGGCAGGCCTGGTCATCCCTGACGTGGCCAAGTCCAAGACAACCGTCGGTAAGATCCTGGCGGTTGGCCCGGACGTGCGAGGGTTTGAGCCAGGGGAGAGGGTGTTGTTCACACGTCTGTCAGGGATCGTCTTCACCGTGATTGACCGGACCCACCCACGGGCAGATAAATCGACGGGGGAGGTCGAGTTCATCATCCTTGACCAAACTGAGATCTACAGTAAGATCAAGGATGCCCCAGGAACTGTAACTGACCAGTTCTCCAAACTGGGTACTGGACCCTACCCCGCTGATGATGACCGGATCATCGATTGAGCTACTTTTGGGGAGGGACATAGGGCAGGACCGCCGCCGTTCCGTCTGGGTTGAAGCTATGGGCAATGACCGCCGCCGTTCCTTGTATGGCCGACAGGATGGCCGCGGTCAGGCCCAGATACTTCGGTGGGATGATCGGTGAGTACAGGTTCAACAACTGTGTGCTCGTTGCCAACACCTGAAACAACGTGTTCCATGATCTCTTCATTGTTTATCTCCTTATTGATGTGGTTGTTTGCTGCTGAGGTACGCTGCCAAGAGGGTGATGGCAGATCCTACTAAGGCACCGATAAAAAGCCGAAGAAAATTATGGATCTCTTCAAGGCGCTTAACCCGAGATACCAGACCCACCGTCTCACCAGACTCGTCGCCACGTAGTACCTGATCAATTTTCGTTAAACGATCTTTGATCTCCTCAATGTCATCAAATAGATGTTTCTCATCCATCTCATTTAGGCCTTTCATCCCAACCAAAGGCGGCTCGACGTTCTCGAACCTTCTCAACGAGATCTTCATCTGCAGCAGTACTGAAGAAGGTATCAACATACTGCCCAGTGGCCTTGTCCCAGACGATTAGGTCATAGGACTTGTGGTCGGGCATGTTAGCCCAGCTCATATCTCCGATCCTAAAGACTCCAGGGAGCACCTCCGTTTGCTCTGTAGTGCCGGGTTTTTGTGGGCGCGCGAGGTATCTCTCACGCATGGCGTCAAACTCCTCATCCTCAGTTGGGCCAAGAGTCTCAGGGCCACCTGGCGTTACTGGAAGCTCTTGTAAAATCTCTGGGACCTGAACCCCGGGCTCTCCCTGAATGCCCTGAGTTGCAAGATCTTCTAAGTCTTGTTCAGCTCTATCTAGATTAACCGCGTATTCCTCACTGAACGGTGGCTTCGGCTTCACCGGTGTGAAGCCCAACATCCTGACCAAAGGGTTCGGGTCATTCATGGCCTTCGCCATGTTCTTCATCTGTGCCCACATGGGGATGAAATCTAGAGGCGCTTCAATCAATCCCTTTCGCGCGGTCTCCCCATATTTTGAACCGATTGCCGGAGCGCCCATGATGTCAGCGGCGAGACTACTGAACACTGAACCGCTATACTCACCAGGGGATGTCCAAACCCAGCGAGATACGTCGGCACCCATGGTCTCAAAGAACTTATACGTGGAGTAGTTGGCCACGGCCCATCTCGACATCCACTGGAGTCGCTCCCCAGGGGTGCCACGCCGCCACGATCGCCACATATACTCGCTAAACTGTTCACTCCACTGGCCGTACATCCCTAGGATTCTACCAGCTTGATATCGCAGAGGCCATGGGGCATTACCCTTTCGGAATGGAAACTGTGTATGCTCAACAAAATAACGTGCCAACGTGCCCGCGACGTCTTCGATGGGTATGTCATCGCTTACGGCTTTCATTTCGATGTCTTTTGTCAGGGACTCCTGCAGTTTGCCCGCGCCGGAGTCTCTGTGGAAAACGTCGACATTATGATCCTGTCTAAATCTGGCGATGGCCGGGAGTGCTCGATCATAAACCGCCCGGAACGTTACGGCCCGCCCGAAGTTATTGCCCGCCTGGGTGAACCACAGTGTGCTACGCAGAAAATCCTCAGTAAATATCTCACCAGTCTCTTGCTTACCAGGGGTGAATGAACCCTCTGGGATCGGTGCTGACGCTTGAGGTACAAGAGCACCGTACTTCTCTGCTAGATCCCAGGTTGATTCATCTGCAATCATCCGTAGCCCGTGCCCGTACCAACGTGCACCTAGGTGAGGATACGCCGACAGGAAGGACTGCGTCATGTCCCTGACCATTAGGGCCGGCCGCATCCCCAATGAGCTAGAGTACTGGAATAAGACCAACTTGTCGATCCACTCCTCCGTGAGACCGAGTCGATTCATCAGCGGTAGCTTGATGATCGCCCTCCACCAATTCCGGATGGCGTCCATGCTGTAGTCACGCCCACCGTACATGGTATTCATGTAGTTGGCGATCGGCAGCCGCAGGCCCCTTGGAAGGTTAGGGTCCTTGAATGCCTGCACTGCCTGGTCCCAGGCCTTGCCCATGAAGTGCTCGCGGGCGCCCATCTGCATGTGAACCCATAGGAGCTTGACCGCGTCAGGCTCGGTCGCAGCGCGCTTGGCATCCTCAATGGTGCGTGCGTGCTTGGCAAAGTAGTCCGCCGTCTCATTCACCCCTGATTCACTAAAAGGGGAGAAGTCTGATTTCTTCCCGGCGCGTTGGGCGTACACCGCACGCATCACGCGCGGCATGTAGTCCTCAACGTACGGGGCAGCATCACCGATCCCGAACTCCCTGAAGGTCTCATCAAAATAGTTGCGGATCTCAGCAGACCATCTAAGTTCCTGATCCGACATATGATTACGTAAGGCTACCTCTGCCTTGGCCTCAGCGCCCTTGGCCTCAAGGTAATCACGCAAGACCACCCGTCGTTCAACTGGGATCCTCCAAAGGTGCTTGATCTTCTTCGCCGCCTGATCCAACCACCGGTCATGTGGAATACGCGCCGAGTCCAATGGTAGGTAGATGTTAGAAAAGATCTGATGACCCAGGTCACGTTCAACTTGATTGAACCAGTCTCGCGAGGCCCGCCAGAAGGCTGACAGGCCGGATGAGCCAAAGGACTCCTTGGCCTCCTCACGGGCTACCTCCGCCTTAAAGGGCTTGCCAGCCAATACGTCCCGTCGAGTATACTTACTGACAGCCTCATAGATGTCGTCCTCAGTGACAGGACCAAGTTGGTCCGCCTCAGGGTTATACCGGGGTGGCCCATCGACCCAAGGTAGACCATTAAAGAAGTCCTTACCACCGAGCTCCTTAGCCTCACGTTCAAGATTACCCACGAGGTCTGGGGCCTGGGTGAAGTCTGACTTTTTGTCGTAGAGGAACAATAAATCTCGAAAACTTTCAAAGCTCTCAACGCGATCACCATGATCAATGGACCACTGACCATTCTCATCTATAAAGATTGAGGTACCATCACCAAGGATGATGTCGGCCCAGGTCACTGCGCTTGCCGCCGGGTTAAGGCGTTGATTCACGCTGCGCATGTACCGGCCCATCCGACGTGCCCAGTAATCGTTGTCACCCCTGATCACGTCTTGCGTGTGTTCAGAAAAGTTATGCGCCAAGTCAAGGACATGCTCAAGTGAAGTATCAATCTGCACGAGGCGTCGCATCTCCTCCTTGGCCTGTGGCTCCCAGATATTCTTGATGCTGCTCATTAACCGAACAAAGATCTCTTCACGAGCGACGCTCGGATTCTTATAAGCATAATATTCAGATGTCAATGCCTTAGCCATCTTATTCAAGGTATCAGCCGTTGGCTCTTCAGTTCTTAAACCTAGGTCGCCAAATTGATCCCACATATCGATGCGGTTCTTGAGGAACGTAATACGCTTCACAAGGTGGTGGCCAATCTCATGATTCATCACTGAGATACCAAACCCCTTGCCAACTCCAATGAGGGTGTCGCCCTCATTGATGAGCATGACGCCCTCAATATCCTCATTGAGATTGGCCTCCTCAAACCTAACCATCCTGACCGGTCCTGTTGGTGTTTGTGCCGTACGACCTGGTAACTCAGCTAGACGCCGCAGGATGCGCTCACGTCGAGTGACGCGCTCTTCCCCTCCAGGTGTCACCGCGAATTCCTCAGCGTTCAGCTCGTCTGATAGGGCCTGAACCTCGTCCTCGTCTAGAAGACGCGGGTCAAAGCCCTCAGACTCAAGGGCCAGCATGAGCTGTACCTTGGGAGATAGGTCATTCACAGATCGACGACGACCGATCATTCGTTCAAGGAGCTGGTCAGCCTGCCCACCAAGCTGGCCTGAGCGCTGGGCCGCCTCAACCCGTTGGTCAGGCGTCAGGTTCAGGTCAGTCGCCACCATCGGCGCACCCTGCGTCGGTTGCTCTTGGGTGTACATCGGCAGGGGCAACTGACGTGGACCAGGAAGACCTTCCGGACCATACTGTGGCTCAGGCGTAAAGGCCCGATCACGGGGCTCACCAAGCTTAAACTGCTGCGCCCAGTCTGGGTGACGCTGCTTGATCAGCTCCTCCATCTCCATGAGTGACGCCTGCGCAGCGGAGACCATCATGTTGTCCTTAATGGTCCCTGAGTCGACGTCACGCCTTAAGGCCTCGTATGCAAGGATAAGCTGTGGTCGATCCTGCGTGCCCTTAAGGTAGTTCTCATAGTCAGGGTTCCAGCCAGCACGAAACGGGGCCTTGGGCGGATTAACCGTCCTTTCAGTATACTCATACATGCCCTCAGGGGTCCGACGGACTGTGCCGGCGGTAACGGCCTCCTCAGCCGTCATTCCTAGATCTTGTGCAATTCTCTCACCAGTGAACAACCCCTCAGTAAACTGAGATGTGACAGGACCAGTTAATGCCTCTTCGGTTGGGAACGTAAACTCCTCCTTGCGGAATGTCCCACCCTGCTCAAGCACGTTCGTGAGTCCCTCTTCTTGAGTCGACGGCTGTTGATATTTAAGCTCTCGACCCTCTCGCGCGGTCTTTTGGTCTGGGTACACGACGAGAGTATTTCCATCAGCCACGGCGGAAATGCCGAGATCCGCAAGGGTAGTGGCAGCGCTGGTAGCCTCCTCAGGGGTTGTCATGACCGTCTCAGTGGTCTCAGACGGCGTCGCGTAGACCGACAAGAGATTATAGTACTCCTGCACGTCAAGGGCTGAGCCCATCACGTCAGTGACCGATCGACCTGCCTTTATCACCTCTTGAATGAACTTTGCCTTGATCTCAGGCTCCCACTCGCGATTCATCGCGGCGGTGGTACCGTCCTCAAATGTCACGGTGGGTCCAACCAACTGCGCGGTCTCAAGGTCCCTACCTGAAAATACCGTGGAGGACTCAGGCACCGCGTTTAGATACTTGAATTCATCCTGTGCAACATGCAGACGGGCCTGAGACCCTAGACTAGTAGGATCAGGCACCTTCTCCATGTCGGTGACGACAGGAGGCTGTGACCTGGTATTTGGCTTGTCATACTTCGAGGTACGCAGGTGACCGATCTTCCTGGCCATCGCATTCATCACAAAGCCCAGGATGCCACCAACCTCACCAGAGGTCGCCACGCCCTCCATGAGATCCCGCTGGGTGTCATAGAGCATCTTGGCGGTTACATTGGACCCGAACTGTTGCAACACCTCCTGGGTGCCCTCCTCAAGGACGCCCGCGATCCCGGCGGCCAGCGTCGTGTGTGAGTACTTCTTAAGGATCTTCTCCATTCCCAAAGGACCAAGCTTGCCTGCGATTCGCTCATATGCACCTAGGATCGGTGCAGCCTCGGTCGCGCCCAGGAGGCCGTTGGACACCAGGGACCCAAGGGCCGCGCCGAATGGGGCACCCGCCTCCTCGGCCTCCTTAAATCCTTGTCCTGCCGCGATTGCAGAGCCTAAGGTCAATGCGCCTGATGGTCCGGCCAAGAGGTTAAAGGCAAGGGAACCGGCACCGCGCGGCAAGTCCCCCGCCCAAAAGCTCTTGGTCATCTCGGTGTTCACCGGGTATAGTGCATTGACCGTCTCTTCTACCTGTTTAGCGAGCTCAGGGCTATCAGCCTTGAGCGTGTCTGCAACGTTCCGGCCCTCATAGCCCGCCTGTTGCAGTGCCCCAGGTAAGTTCTGTGCACCTGATAGGATCTTACCAGGAAGATCAACAAAGACAGAGGCCATGCCTGATAACGCCTGGCCAAAGGAACCACGGATAACCTCCGATGTAAGGTGCGACGCCAACGAGATGTCATCTCGCTCAGGTTTTAGAGCGTCGTAAAAACCAGACCACCATGATTTTGCGCTCTCAGCCTGATTGGCGGCGTGCTGCTTCTGAAGAACCTCGAGTGGGATGTCGAGGGTAGGAGGTTTAAGGGATTCTGGTGCTGACTCAGCGGCCTTGATTTCCCATGATTGATAGATCTCGTCAATCTCAGGGATCCCTGTCCGTCCAATTGGTGGTACGGTACCCATAGGCTACCTCTGTCTAGGTTGTTGTGGGACCCCGCCAGGCTGTACACCAGCAGGTGGTGTACCAAACGGTGATTGTTCTCCTGGTTCAGGCGGCAATAGACGCCACTGATTGTAATTTCGAATCCAGTTGATGAACCCCTCATCTTTAGCGGTCTTAAAGCCGAGCTGTTTAGCCAAGGTCTCTAAGGCCACTGACCGGTCGCCTGGGCTAACCTGAGTGCTCCTCAAGAATGTGACCAAGGCATCAATGTTCTTAATATCAATCTTGGATGTCCTAATCCGTTCCATGCTCTCTTCAATCATCTGGGCGTCACGCGCTAGGGCCATCGGTAACGGCACCATATTTCCTTTATTATCAGGCACCATCACCTTACTCGGTGTGGTCAAGAGCTGTTGCAGTTGACCCTTTTGAAGGTTGGCATACTGCGTATTCACCTTTTGAAACTCCAGGTTTATCGCCGCCTTCTTCGCAAGATAGTTCAACGGGACTTGTTCAGTTCTTGTTACTCCATCCTTTGGATCGGTCCACGTAATAATTTCAGTTGGTAGATCAGCAAGCGGAATCTGTTTCCCCTGTGCGGCCATGCCTGCCATGATGGACATCTGATCTGGCAACAGGTTCGGAAATGCCTCCTTGATGACTGGTAAGATTGACTTCTGCAGCTCGCGTTGGTCAGGTGACATCGCGTTCTGAAACGACTCGACCGTACCCTTATCCGGCTGCCTGCCCGTCATCAAAGACAGTGACATGTCCAGTGCTGAACTCGCAGGTAGAGCACCACCATAGTCCCTGAACAACTGCTGGGCGTTGTCACCCACCGACTTCTGGAAGGCGAGCCGCTGCTTCATCGACTCCTGCGCCAGATCATACTGACCCTTCAAACCGGCGGTCGCCAGCTGCGCGGCGCCAGTCGCCCCGATCTCCTCCATCCGCCCTTGGTGTTGTGGGTCAGCGGCCAAGATGCGCGCCATCCGGGGGTCCATCCCAGGAGGCATGGCAGACTCACCAGGTGGTGCCATCATCGGTGGTTGGCCAGGGGCCGCTCCACCTGGCCCAGGCATACCGGGTCCAGGCGCTCCGGGCCCAGGCATACCACCCTCGGCGTACATGCCTTGATCTACTGGCGGCTGCATTGGTGGCTGCCCCTGCGACGCCATCTCGGCTTGAGCTTGAGGAACAACCCGCGCGAGGGTCGACTGGTTCTGTGGGTCCTTGAGAATCGCCTTCCTGAGGTTTTGTTGAATTCTCTCGACAGACTGCGGGCCGTAATCTCCCTCTGCAGTTTGTGGTAGGGAGATGCCCAAGACCTTCTCCACCGCCTTACGCTTCTTAGAATCAGAAAGCAGGTCACCAAGATCATAACCAAGTTTAGCAAGGGTAAAGACACTCTCGGCCTCCTTCACCTCATTCTGGTAATCATTGGCCTTCTTCCCAATCCAGGCATTGAAGACGCCCCCAATCATGTCAGCCGCCTGTCGGCCACCGGTCTGAGGCTCATAACCAGTGGCCTGGGATGAGTAGGGCATGTACGGATAACCTGCCACCTGCTTCATCGCCTGCATGCCTTGAGCGGCCCTAATCTGTGCGGTGAAAGGATCATCTGGCATTGGTGCGTCCTCCTAATAGGTCGGTTGTGCCATCAGCCACGGCGGTACCTGGCCCGTTGGTAAGGTGGCCGGGTTACCACCAGGTGTTCCCCAGCCAGGCACACTCCACCCGCCTCCACCTGTGTTTGCGCTACCACCGCCCTGGAACCATGGGCTCCCAAATAACGTGCTTAAACCAGTCTGTGCCACACCAGCCCATGGAGAAGGACCCTGTGGATACTGTGCCATCTGACCAGGGAACTGCGTGGCCGCCGCCCCAATGTACTGGTTCCACGGGTTGGCGTATGGCTGTTGACGGATAAACTCAGAATAAGCACGATTGAGGGTTTCTTGATCATACTGCTGGCCAACTGCCCCCAACTGCATGCCTGCATTAAACCCAGGAATTCCCATGTTCGCGATCTCTGCCCCGGTCCTTGCCTTTGAGATGTCAAGGCCCCAGCCCTGCATCATCAGCTGTGCTCGTGCTTGATCCCGCGCCTCTTGTTGAGATTGAATCTGTGCCGCGTTGATCGCGCCCGTGAGACCAAGGCCCATCCCTTCCAAGCCCTGGCGACCAAGTTCTGTGGCCGCCCCAAGTCTCCTGCCGGCGGCGTTCTCACCAGCGCCGTAGACCATCTGTGCGATGAGCGCGTTCTGGTCCTTGGCGGTCTGGGCCTGGAAGTCTGTCATGGCCTGGTTATAGCTTGACCCAAACCGCCCGCCTGGACCTGCGGTACGCTCGGCCAACTGCGCCCCACGCTGTTGGATCCCGCGCTCCTGCGCGCCGAGCATGTTAGTCCAGGCATCAGTTGAACTGACCGGGATGCCGGTACGCGCGATCTCTTCCAGATAACCTGTCCCACCACGACCGAACTCAAGACGAGCATCCGCGGCCGCGCGTGGGATATTACTGAGATAGCTCTGAAACGCCTGAGAGCCACCCTCTGGGAGCATCTCACGAACAAACTGACCGGCGCCCACTGAGGGTTGTTGCATGTATCGCTGGGCCAACGCGGCCTGCTCACCACCCAAACCTTGAAACGGGGCAGCGGAACCGCCTGCTGTTTGAAAGTACGGGTTGAATGGTGCCGTTAACTGGCCACCATAGCCTGGGACCCCCTGTCCAATCTGACCTCCAAGATAGTTGGTCCATGAGTTGTAGAGTTCCTGATTAGCCGGCCGGAGCTGCTGACCCTGCTGCTGTTGCTGCTGGTTTCGACCAGCGAGTAAACCACCAGCCACCGCTCCACCTGCACCAATGATTGACGGCAATGCGGCTGCCAACGCCGTACCAGTTGCGATCATCTTAGAGCTCCTTGCTAAAGTTTACCTCAAGATGCTTGTAGCCCCTCGAAACGTAGAATTTCTCTACGTTTGGAAAGTCCTTATTCATTAGTGCGGCCATAATTAACTTCACGCAGAACATTGACTTGGCCCATTGCTCTAATTGATGGATCAGTTGTCCACCAACCCCCTTGTCCCGATACTCATGGTCAACGTAGAAAAATGTCTCCAAGGCCATCGACTTACCGGTGTTGATCTCCCGATAAGTGAGGCCACCAATTGCGCCCTTGATCTGCTCATTCTCGCTCAAGATAAAGATTGCCCCATTTCCTGACTTCATGAAACCAGCCCAAGACAGGATGAAGATCTCATCATTGAACTCCCCACCGACGTTGGCCTCTTCAAAAAATTTGTGGGCCATATCCAGGATCAGCGGTAATTCAGCTGTCTGGAGCTGTCTGATAGTACGCACGGCTGCTTCCATAAACTCTCCTTTACTTGGCAGGTGTGCTCCGTTGGACAAGTTGCGCTACTGGGACGTCCCAATCCTGCAGCTCAATGTAGCTCTTAAGGTTACGATACCTTAAGGTTGTCATGGGCACGATCACCTTCTCCATGACGTGGCGTGCTGCATCATAGTCGAGCTGCTCATTATGACCGCGCCACACCGCCTCCCACTCCATCACCTCAACCCATTCAGGTGGGATCATCACAGTCGTGTTTTCTAGTGCTGACACGTCCGGATAGACCCATGCATAGATGACGATGTTATAGGTGCTACGGTCTGGGATAGGATCTGCGAATAGCTTATCATTCCATCTGGCATAGCGGTATGGTGCCGATGCCACATTAAAGTTCGCCTTGACCACCTCCCTAAATGAAGTCTTCTTCAACCGCCTCGTTAACGGCGTTCCGTTTGAATTCGTGATGCTAATATCCTGCAAGGTTACGGCCAATACGGCACGCACACCATCAGGAAGCGGGTACTCACGCTGGCCCTGTACGGTGGCCCGGTTAAAGTACCGTTGAAACTCGACAAACGGGTATCTCGACGCGATGTCAGTATACGCTTGACACAGCCACGTAATTGCCGAAGCATTGATATCCACATCATTACGGTTCATCCGCTTTACGACGTTGTCTACACTGTCATTGATCGTTGCCATATTAGATCACGAAGATTCTTATGGTCGTTGACGCGGCACTACACTTAAGTGTGAGGTCGGTGGTTGTCGCCGCGACCGTTCCAAGGTAGATAACTCCAGCCTTATCAACCTGCACCGTGATAAAACCCACAGGAATTCTACCAAGAGAGTGAGCAACAGTAAAATCAGTATCGGGAGCAACGGGCGTGACAACATTGACCCACCTCCCCTGCATATTATCCAGAGCAGTACCATTCCCAAAACTAATTTGACCATTGAGAATGTTCGCAAGACGCTCAACATACCTCTTTGTCGCCTGACGGAAGCGGTCAATGAGGCTTGTGTAATCCTGAGGGTTGCCAGAATTTGAAACATCTAATTGCTCCGGTGCTCTCATGCCTGCCTCGCTAGGAGGGGTCCTCTGATAAAAAAGCTGTGAACCACTTCCTGAATCGCGATTGGAAAATTTCCTGTCAGAGTCCATGACAACCTTGTACCCGACAGCGTAAAATCGATGATCTTGTTCTTGATAGTTCCGGTACCAAGCACACCGAACGATACAGTCAACACCACCGTGTTTCCGAATTCGTTCGACAATGTCAGCTCGGCTTGGCCGATACCAAGATCCCGGTAAACGAACTGTATCCTTTTCAGAGTTTTGTTCCATGCTGATTGGCCATAGTCGAACTCTTTACTTGGGCCTATCACCCAGGTATCATTGATTACCTCACTATAATCAAGTTCACCGATCTGACCGTTTGAGAAACCTAACGTCAGGTTATCCGCGCTGATCTGCGCGCCCGCCAGGTTAATGACCCAATTTTGAGCGGCGATCGTGCCTACTAGGTCAATGATACGAACCCCATGAATCGTCTTGAACCGCCCAACTGAGGTGGCCTTACGCCCAGTAAAATACTGCCTTGTCCAGGCCTGTGTGCCAAAGTCATAGGTCCAGATCGCACCGTTTGGCATGATCAACCAGTAGGTCAGAAAGTCCCGACCCGCCGTGCTATCAGTGATCCCACCCATGACCAGGTCAAAATTCCCCTGAAAGATATCATTGAGGATCGCCTTCCTTGATTTGTTCCCAATCCGCTGGTGGGTTTGTGCATCGAACATGTACACGTCATCTCGGCCCACAAAGCAGCTGATGTTTCCCCACTGGGCCAATGAGTAAGGGCAGATGTTCCCGACACCCTCCTTACTATAGTTGATGTACGTAAACGGATTCAAAGCATCAAACGTCCGGTCCGCGAACACGATCCGTTCAGGGAACATCATCGTCAAACGGTTGGTGAGCACAACTAAGCCCGTGAGCGGGTCCGTGCCCTCGATGATGTCCTGGAATCCAGAGCCCACACCAACCCAATCCTGTGGGAAGCTATCCACCGTGTATCGAATGCGCTGTGGGAATGGGTTACCTCCCTCTACCGTGAAGCCAGCAATCACACGGTTGCCGAACGTCGTAATGAACTTGGCGATTGGCGCGTTCACATTCTCATCGGTAAAGGCACCAGAGACCCCGTCCCATAGCTTGATCTTATCAACGCCATTCGCGAAGAGGATCATCCCCTGCAGCGACGTGCCGGTGTACAGGTTAAGGTCAGTCGCGGTCAGCGTGCCCGTCAACTGTTGCCAGTTCGTTCCGATGTACCCGTAGGCCTTTGTCTTGGTCGCCAGCAAAAAGTGCCGGATACCGTCGATGTCATACCCGTCAATCTGCCCATTGATCGCCTCATCCGAGACCGCGGTGAAGAAAGGTTCAGGACGGGTACGAAGATCCTTCTCAGTACAGAAGAAGTTCGCGATGTTCTGAAAGTCCTTATCCTCAATCCGCCACGGTGGTAGCTCTAGATTGATCCCACCGAACGGGCAGGCCTGCACAAGTTGTTGTAACCGCGGCTGTCTAGGTGGCATATCAAGGTGTCGGGTCGAAGATGATCCATGCAACGGTGCTGGTGTCCGCCGCGTCAGAGCTAGTGATTGTAAAACTTGTACCCGCAGTTCGCGCTGACACCCGTAAAAATCCTGGGGTGCCGCCATCAACCTGACTAGTTAGAAAGATCCTTGAGTTGGCCGTTACCAAAGCATTATTCACTGTCGCCGTGCCTGCAGCCAGATTAGCCGTGCCCATCATCGCGTCGGTGCCCTCCTTAATCCTGATCTGGCCGGTATTCCTGATAACCACCCGTTCCACAGGAACCCCAGGATTATCAGTATGAGAGGTAAAGAATCTGATGTGTGTTCCAGTGTTATTAGCACTTGACCAGGCCTCAGACGTACTAAATCTGATCTCAGCGCCGTTACACTGCTCGGTAGAACCACACTTACCTTGAATTAAGTACTTATGAATGTCCTCGCCACTGCCTAAAGAGGTTGAGGCAGCCTCACTGGTGTTAGCACGGTACCCAATAAGTTGTGATGCGAATCCATAACTAACGTTCGCAAGTGAGGTGGCCCCAACAAGACCAATACCATGGGTACCTTGAATTCCTACCGCAAAATAACCATTATCACGAAGCGTGGCACGATCAGTGATCGTCGTGCTGCCATTTGCGGTGGTGCTAAATACCCATCGATTACCGCGTGCTGATCCTGTCCAGTTCTGAGTAGCCTCGTTGTAAATACGCCCTTGACCAAAAAAACCTGACCCGTCATACGCGTTGACAGAAAGACCAAGCAACCAATCACCTGACTGTACCGCCGTCGGTAAGGCTACAGTTCCTCGAGATTTATAACTCCTAAAGCCCGGACTATTTCCTGGAGGCGCGTCATCGTCAGAGCGTTGTGAGCTGATCACCCCGTTGTGGGTTCCGGCGCTCGCGACGCTCAGACCCTCATCCGTCAGGGCGGCAGTTGTCCCGATACCAACAAACTTGTTAGTATCATCAAAAACGAAATCAGCATCACCGCCAAAAGCACCAGCATCATTGTACTGTACATTTGTCGTAGCGCCACCTGGAGATGTACCAGCCGAGATGCAATCACCCCAAGCTCCGTTTTCATGGCATCTAAACTTATTAAGAACCGAGTCATAGTACTGATCGCCATTCACACCCACTGATGGATCAGCCGTATGGGTGCCGACATTAAGACCAGCATTGGTACCGTTTGGGTTAAAGGTCTGCTTGATGCCATCTCCCCACAAATTCAAGAAGTCGGTGGCCGCCAGTACGACATCTGCATTTGGAGGTGTAATGACCCGTATTGTGCTAGTGGTATTGCCATCGACCTCAAACCGTATCTGCTTTGAGTCATCTATAGACCCCTTAACTAAACTTGTAGTATCGATGAATGGTGGAGTCGTGCCACCGCCACCCGTCGTGACCGTGACAGATCCGCTTCCGTTATCAATTAAAGTACCATTAGATACCTTAATATTGGTCACGCCAGGGACATCAGGTGAGCCATCTATCTCCTCTACTGAAAGCGATGAACCTGAACTTGACCCTGTACCGCCGTTTGCAGTGGGCAGTACGCCTGACACCGCGGCTGACGAGCTCAGGTTCACCGTACCAAAATCAGGTTGGCCGCCTGCTGCTGGGACACGAAAGACCTGGTTAGCCAACCCAACGGAGCTAGTCTTTATGGGGAGAGTGCCATTGCCCAGTAGCACCGTATTCAGCGTAAAGGTAGCTGCTCCAGTTCCACCGTTAGGTACGGTTAGCACGCCCGCCGTGGCCAATGCCGTGAGTGTGACATTCAACAACTTATATGTCGGGATGGTCCCACCAGTGAACAGGATGTCGACAACCGAGTCACCAATGTAGAAGTCTACGTTACCAAGGCTATCTGTGATCAATGGTTGGGACTTGATCGTCGTACCAGTGATATTGCTAAAGACCGTTTGCCGAGTACTAGTACCAGGAGCATAAACATTGACGTTTACCCCAGGGGCCACGTCGCCGTTGGTCTTCCTGACCTGATAAATGAAGTGCTCAAATGTCGCAGACCATAGGTTCTCTGGAAACAACAAAACACAGAAGACCGCAAGCAGTGTAATTATCTTGGTGGTAGTTTTCCAGTTTCGGTATCCCATCCCTCATTAACCTCCTGAATATCAACGACGTCCTTTTCCCTGGTCCAATCAAATGACTCTCGCTCACCTGAAAACTTCGTATCAGCTACATGGACCCCGTCACGTGCCGTAAAGTTTTGAAACACTGAGACCGATGATCCACTCGGGAAGTATTCCTGAGTGAAGTAGTTATCTGGAAAATAGGGTTTAGGAAACATATCACACCGGTAAATTAAGCACAACCGTGTTGCGATTACCAAGCAGGTCATTTACGCAGGTGATGCGTACCGTGCCTGGATTCCCAATTGCCTCAAAGGTGATTGAGCCAGTACCAACACCCGCCAAGACACCCGCGAGGGCAGCCCCAAGTGCCGACAAGCACTGGCGAGCATTCACCCCAGTCTCAACGACTATCTGGTCTATACCGTCGGCCTGCAACTCGACGCGACCGGCGGCATCAGTCAATAGCTTATTGGCCGGCGTGATCAGGATGGCAGTCGCGATGGAGGTTACCAGTGCTGTTAACTGCGCTGGGTCCACCGTCACCTCACCTAATACGGTCGTGTCAATGGTCTGGCCAGGTGTGGTCAAGATCCCCGCAATCACGGCTGCAACCGCCGCGGCCAATTGCGTGGCGTCCACAAATACCGCGCCGCCGAGTGTATTGATCTCACCAGCGCCTGCACCGTCCTTGACGGTGACCACTGGATAGCCTGCGGTGTCAACGCCTGGAATATCAGTACCGAACCACTGGCCCACGTTGACGCGGTAGTCACCCAAGGACTCTGGGTAGATATTGAGCACTGGGATGATTGCGTTGACCGAGGTGGTGTTCACAATCACCATCACATGGTCCGCATTCATCTCAGCGGCGGTCAGGTCTAAGAAGTAGGTACCTGATGCACCGATCTCAGTAGCCTCATTAGTACAGTCTGCATAGCCAGCGCCGTCGAGATCAACCTCAGAGTCCAGGCCGGTAGCGCCAGAGATAAGAGCACCGGCCGTGTTTTGAATCTCAAAGTAAGCGCGGTAGGCCACGCCCTTACGAGGAACTGGAACAGCGTCACCAGCAGCCATGGCATTCTCCTATAAGGCCTGAAGATAATACTCCAACATGATTCCCTCACCCACACCAATGTTAAAGGCAGATGAGTCCCCATTCTCATCAATATGAACTGCCCGCGCAGCCATGTTACCACCAGCCAATGCATCAAACACGCCTAATTCAAATAAACTTAACGTGATACCGGCGACAAATTGAACAGTCAGATGAAGGGTATCCCCCGCCACGGCGGTTGTCTCGATGGTGGATACCGCAAGAAATCTTAAAATCTCAGCAAAGAGTGCCGTCTGTGTACGGTCTGGGATCGTGTCATCGGTGCCAATCGCCAGATATATAAATGGTTGAAGCGTAGTACCATTCCATGCGGTGACAGTCAATCGGCGCAGGACGTCAGTCTCCTGATTCTTAAGAATCCAGGTACCGTGTTTAGTGGTTACCTTAAACCAACCTCGATAATTCATAATCACGCCTTCATGATAAACGCAACGGCGAAGTAGACAGGGATATTGGGCTGACTGTCAGAAAAATCCTGATGGTTATGTCCTGCCGTGGCCACGTTCACCGTGGGTACCGACACGTCCACCGTCACCACTGAAGATGCGGCGGTCATGGGCCCCATCACGTGTGCATGGGTATCTGAACCAGCGATGGTTCCAGGATCTACACCGGCCGCCGCCCCACGAACAAATCGATCACGAAGATCAGGGGTGCCCGCCGTCCCATCACAGAGCTTATAACCTGCCGGGATATCGGCAATAAGGCCTGACCACATGATGATGCCGCCCTGTGGCACGCCAAAGGCTAAGTCATCCCATGTAGCCCCATTATCCCGGAAGGCAGCCCCGGTAGTTGAGTTGACCCAAATGGCCCCCGGAGCATCAGAGTTATTGGCAGGCGGAGAACCTTGATAAAACGGGCGGGCTGAACCCATCTTATGGTAGCCCGTAGCGGCGGTGTCCGTGATCGCAAACTCATGCTCGACGGCCATCCGCTCCCGAATCTGGAGCTTAAGGTCCCTGATGTCGTCACCAAGCTGATTCGCCAGATCGGTGTCGGCTGGGTCATTCTCATTCCACGGTTGGCTGAATGCCATGTTCTACCCCTTCTTAGGTGCGTTAGGTCGTGAGTGCTTTCGCATCTGTCGTTGCATTGAATATGCGATGGCCACGGCCTGTTTCTGCGGCTTCCCAGCATGCATCTCGGCCATCACATTCTCTGAGAATGCCTTCTTTGACGTACCCTTTTTAAGCGGCATGGATCACCCCCGATCTCCACCATCGAGACCATCATCCAGGACTCGGTTCTCCAGCCAGTGTTGGGGCTCCGTCTTTCCATCGCTCAGAACCTCGGCAATGCGTTCATAACGATTGAACCCCTCAGGATTGTCCACACAACCACGAATGGTACACAAAAACATCCCATTCTGGAAGACCAACTGAGAGGTCCTTGTCATGATGCCGCATCGATCACAATTGTGCCACGGAACGCCGATCGCCCCAGCCCTGGATGGCATGTTAGTAACCCCCGTACTCTGACTTTTTCGTAGTCTTCTTCGTGTCAGAGCCCTTCTTTCCACCTGCCCTCGGCCCCTTGTTTACCCCGGGCTTCTTCTTATTCATGGATCACCCCCTAATTGCAAACGATCAACAATTTACCGCTTCCGAGCGTAGGAACAAGTAAACCTTCAACCCACCCGCACTCATATACTGCTGACTCAAAGTCATTAGCCTCAGAGGCCTTTGCATCAAAGATAATTCGAGAACCAGCAGCATTTTGCACAACCGCCTGGTGACCTGCCGTGGTTGCACCAGTCCAAGTGATACTTGCAACGCTCAGCCCTGACAACCACACTGGTGTAACCCCCGGTGTGTCAATCAGAAAATGTCTTGGTGCAACCTGGTTTACCATGCTTTACTCCTCTTTGGACGGTTCAGGTTCCTCAGCTATGATCTGTGCATTAGCTGAATGTATGGGAAAGACGTACAATTTCGCGCATTTCCCGTCATTTGAAAGTACGAGGGCAGGATTACCCTCATAATTGATGATCTCCCCCGGTCTGAATGAGAGCTTCTTCGTTGTCGGTTTTGCCATAAGCACTCTCCTTAAAGTAAGGGTGGCAGTTACCTACCACCCTAAGGGTTTAGGTCCCTGCGGAGCCCCAGGTACCACGCCAGTTGGACGCGCCATCTGAAGAACGATAGAAGGCAACGTGCTTCAGTGACCTGGTATCGAAGTCATCAGCGAAGTCCTCATCGAGCGGGTGACGATCAAAGTGGTTCAGCTTGTGGCGCGATTTCTCCGCAAGACCAAACCAGGCCTTTGTGGACGTCAGGTACCGACCAATGAAGGGTGACAGACCCTTGTTATTGACGACGTTGACCGTGTTCTCCGCGGTGTACGGCTTCCACTCGGAACCCAGAATCTCCTCAATCACCCACCGCAACTCTGGAGGAACCACGATGGTATTGATCGTGTGCTTCACCAACAACCCACGGCCGTCAATCATGCGCTCGCACTGGTTGATCATCAATTGCAAACCAGAGTAGCTCAGATCAACGTCCGTCCCAGGACGGTTCGGGTAGGTGCCCTGAACATAGACACCCACACCGACGATCGATGCTGGAACAGCCACCGTCGCGGGCAAACCACCCAGAAGTGGATGGGCTGAGTTAAACAAAGAGACACCGTCCACCGTGATCTGCGTGGTGAACCCAAGGTTCAATACGTTCCAAGCATTGGTCTCCTTGGTGTGCATCGCCGTGCGGGCAAAGTTCATCGGAACCTTCTGGATGATGCCATACTGATCATCTTCCAAAAGCTCAAATGAGTACCGCACACCCTGCCCAAACGTCGAGTGGGTATAGCGGTACGAACCGCCCTGGATCACGTCGTCATAGTTGATCGGTTGGCCCTCTGGCTTGGTGGTCATTGGGCCAAGGCCTGCGAACTCAACATCGTCCTCAAAGGCCTTGTCAGACGTCGGAGTATTAAAGATCTTGTCATACTCCGAGTCCCTTACTTCCAGCTGAGTCTGCTGATCCATCAACTCATGGATTCCAGGCGCCATCAGCTGGGCATAGTTTCCGCGTGTCATCATAATACTATGCACCTCCCATCTGGGCGGCCGCATCGAGGAATCGGAAAAACTCCCGCCCACCGTTGCGACCAGCATCTCCGGCGTAGACCCCGGTCACTACGATGCTGTCTGTTTTCGTCTTGTCGATGAACCAGTAACCGTTGGTGTCCTTGGTCAGGCCGTAGGACTTACCCACGTCCGTCTCCAAGGCAGCGACCGTATCCAGTACCTGTGCCTGGAATTCGGTGGTGTCGTCAGCAAGCTGGACACCGATCATCCCATCATTGATGGGCGCCCCGCGAGGGATATTTACTGCTGAGGGTTGGTTCTGAACTTCACCAAACGTCAGTGTCTTTGGGACACCAACGGTGGTCAGATTGGAGGCGGGCTCGACAGCAATCCCAGCAACTTTGGTTGTTGCCACTACCCCCGACCATTCTGCAACCCCGCCATCAACGGCATTATCTCGAAAGACAGGAGTCCCAAACTTGAAGGTTTGAGCTGCCTTCTCTTGATAACGACGGATGGATGGCTGACTATCGGTGGTGGTTCTTGCCACCACGATAGGTACGGCTTTACCCGCCATGAGAGTGGTCTCCTTTCACTAAGATCTGGTAACGTTGTGCGTCACCGCCTGATTGGCATCAATTAGCCGATCAAGTTGCGCCTGATCGGGCGCAAAGGGGGTAAGGTGCCCGCCTGACCGCCTCATCAGCCCCTTCATCTCCTCCATGGCAGCTTCCGCGGTCGCACCCGCCGCCATCTTGGTACGGAGGACTAGGGCCTTCATCGCAGAAGCATAGCGCGCTTCTGAGATCTTCATCAGCACGACATCACCGTTGATGAACTTACCTTCCTTGTTCGGTTTCACCGTGCACTCAACATCGTTCTTACTCGCGTGTGAATAACCCTCAGCCTGGGCAGCGTACATCATCTGCCCCTCGCGTGACTTCCAGTTGACCCAACGACACCTGATCCCAGGGACCAGGTACCTCACCTCAAAGGTGTCCGGAGGCATGAGGTCCTCTGCGATGATGTTCTCATCAGAGAGGATATCAAGCTCCGAACGAGGTGTGTAGTACTTTTGTGCCGGAACTTCTGGTTCCGATGCATCAACCTTGTTCTTATCTTCCGCCATTTAGACCGACACCCCCATTTTAGATTTTTGTGCCAAATACTTCTCTGGTGAGACACCAAGCTGTTTTGCGATCTTAAGTTCCCGGTCAGAGAGCTGCTGTTGCGCCGTCTTTGGCACGGGCGGATCACTCGGGCTGGATGATTCAGAATACCCTGGAACCATGGAGGGGTCCCTTGCATACTCCTGCACGTGGCGCCCACGCACGCGCTCAATGATGATCTCCCACGTTGCCGGGTCCATCAGAAACATTGGGTTCAACGGGGCGATGAGCTCATCAATCTCTGGACCCCACTTCTTGAACTCTGCGGTATACTTGTTCTTCATCTGCTCCTTGATTAAGTACACCTGCGCGGTCGTGGTTGCCTGGACCAATGGGGCGGCGCGCTCCTGGAAGGCAGCATCAGGGTCAGTCCACCACTTGCTGCGCTGATCCGCCTGATTTGTTGGGGCCGGTTGGTTGACCGGCTGCGACGGGGTCAACCGTGCTACCTTATTTAGCAAGGCGCTGTTCGTGGCCTGATACTCACGATTCTGGGTCTCTAACTGCTTAATCCGTTTCTGCTCCTCTGTCTCCACCGGCGGTGTTGCTGGGACGGCCGGTGTTGGGGCCGAGGGATTTGTCACCAGCGGTGGGGAGCCCTGCGGCATATTTGGCGGATTCGCGTTGTAAAGTCTCAAGTTCCTCATCATAGATGACCTCCGGTCCTTTAGAATTGTTCTGTGTTTCAAGTGCTAGCATGAAATTCTCATCTAGCTGTTTGAGGTTCTCCTTAAATCCATTGATCTCCCTGATCACCTGTAAGGCTCCCTGTGCCTTAAAGATCTCACGCCGAAGGTGGGAGCGTTCCAACGTCCGGCGGGACCTGCTCTCCAGGTGCCCCAGTAGGCGGAGGAATAGGTTCCATTCCTGGCTGTTGAGCAAAAGGGACAACCTGTCCCTGTTGACCAGGAACTCCCTGGCTAGGGGCTCCAGCCGGGAGATCAGCTCCTGGTAATGAGAGTTTGGGGAGGATACGGTCGGTGTCTCCATTGTCAAAGCTCTTCAAAATGTTGTGGAAGAGGACCTTACTTCCTTTATAGATGCTCATCAGGTAGTCCTTAAGCACCGGGTCCTTCATCATCATGATCATCTTGACCAATTCGATGGATTGGGTGTAGTATGTGGTCATCGTCTGGGCCAACATGGTGGCATGCTGGCGCTCAACCTCTCGATTTACCGACGCGTTGCTGCAGGTTAGGTCCATCTGCAGTTGATTGTACATCGCGATGCTCCGAAGGATCCTGATCATCCGCGGTGGGTCAAACTTCTGACGAAGACGCTCATGCACACCCCCGAGCGCGTATGACTTTAGAGCAAGACGACCTGTCCTGGTGATGGCGGCGCGCAGGTCCATGATATTCAGATCTGTACGCATGTTACCCTCTTGAAGCATGGACAAAGTACCTGAGGCAGAATAAACCCCGCGCTTTCCACCCATCGCCCCTGCGCCGTAACCAATCATCGGCGGGCTGACACCTGACCTTCTCTCCGCAAAGTCAAGCGCCATCTGTTCCTCTTGAATCTCAAAGGTTGATTCACGCCCCATCTGTTCTACCCGAATGTCGTCCAGGCTGTCGACAAACAGCGGCTTGTTAGGGAATAATGGAAAGCTGAGGTCCAGCATTGAATCTTTACGGGCCACAATGACGTTGGTGTTGGCCGCGGTGGCACGATCTCGTCGTTGATTGTGGATGGTGCTTGCCTCCTCCTGCGATTGCTCAAGCAATTCCGCAAACCCTCGACCATGCCACATGTCATCACGTGGGAACAACCTGCACCCGATGAACACATCCGAAAGATCATCCCCTGTGTTGTAGGGGTTATAAATCTTTCTTACAAACATGTCTGACTCGATATGATAGGTACAGGTCACTGAGTAATACCTACCGTCTCCTAGCGGGTACTTATCAATCCAACACTCGTAGAACGTCAACCGGTCAGCCGGCAAGGAGACGATGCCGGTATTCTCCTCCTGCTTGACCTCAATGTTGGTCCGATTGCTGAGGTCAGGCCGATTGTACAGTTCCTTGATCACGTTGAGGTCATAGAATCCTTGATAGGCGCGCAGGAGGGCAGTCTCCTTATGGAGGCGAACCCGGTGTACCTTCATGATCGCGTCCTTAAAGTCCTGCACCCCAAGCGGCCACATCAAGAAGTCTGTGAACAACGTCTTCATCGGTTTAGGCCCGTCGTAACGCACCACCTCCCTCTCTGAGATCTCATTCGGGGTTGATGAGGGCTCCACCACGATGGTGTGGTCCGTCACATAGGGGACCTTTGCCACCGAGGAGCCCAACTTCACAATGTCAAATAACCAGTCCTTGATCGTGTTGTACAACGCAAGTTCTGACTCGTCAAGGGAGGCGTGCTTCATGAAATCTTCTAGGTCCTTCTTAACATGCTCCGGAAGCTCGCCAAACGCGGTGAAGGTAAAGAGCGGGTCTGTCTTAAAGATGAGCGAGAGGATCCTCGCGACGAGGGTGTCGGTGTGAATGCCCACCAATTGGACCACAAAGTTACTCGCCCGGTGCCATGGGAAGCTCTTCACCTGCTCAAAGGGCTCACCATTATAGATCTTACGCCAGCGTGGGACGTGCTCAGTAAAGAGCTGCTGCGTCCCACGGATGGCGCGATCAAGGTTCGTGCGCACGTAGTGCTTTAACTCGCGCTCACGCTCCTCACTAAGGCCCTTGATGGGTATGGCTCGAATCATGAGGTCATATACTCCAAATAGGATCCAGCGTAAACAGGGCCAAGCGCATCCATAACTAGAACTTCGTCTCGGTCTCGTTCGTTTGTCTGCATGATTTTCTAGTAGGCGTCAACTTCTGCCCAAACTATGGTTACGCCAAGTGCCCATGTCATAGCAGCGGGCCAAGCAACCGCGCCATTCTTCACTACGAAGCCCTCGTTCTGAGCAAGTATTACCGGATGCTGGGAACCGTCTGCGTCAACTTCTAGCAAATCAATCTTATCAATCAAAGACAACTTACTTGCTGTCGTGATAGCACCTGTTCCGGTTCCAAGGGTGTAGTTGCCAACTCCCTGGGAGTCTAATACTTTTGTTCCAGCTCCCAGCGCGGCGGTAGTCGCAATTCTGATTCCAGCCGCCGACGTGATAAGCGTCGTTCCCATATTCGTCCTGACTTTTTGGTTATTGCCTGTCAAAACGGCAGTGGCTCCTCCTGTTCCATCCGCCGTCCAGGCTCTTGCAATGACCGCTTCTAGAGTCACTAGCGCCGCCGCTGATCCCGCGACGTTGTTGCCTGCGCTGATGAGGATCTTCTGGATTACCGCGAGCCGCGTAGCGTCCGTAAATCGAAACTGGAAAAGTTCCGCGTTTGCCGCGAGAGCTGCACCGATTGTACCGGTTGCCATCGCAATCCGGTAATGTCCCCGCGCGCCATACTCCAGCGGTCGGCTACTGCCCCGTAGGGCCTTGAACGCTGGATCAACAACCAAAAGCGATAAATTTATTGGGTCTTGAATTACTGCCATAAATTTTCTCCTTTTTTTTATGCGCTAACTGAGTAGCCAAATTTGACGTTTCCAACCATTGGGCCATTATGCGGAAGCGCAGTCCAATACGCGCGAATTGTGGTCTCGTTTACGACATAGCCCGTCGCGTTAACTTGATCTAGTTCTGCTTCATCTTGTCGATCTCCTTTACCTGTATATGGCCCGGCCTTCTGTTGAATCAGAACCTGCTGGTTTGCATTAAGCCCTGAAAGTCCGGTAATGTCGAATGAGCCGGAGTACTGCGCCGCATATCCGGTTGACATTACCTGATCTCCATTTACGCTACGGCCTACTGAAACAAAAAGACCATTACCAAAAGTTACCGAACGCCAATCATTTTCTGTTGGGTTTGCTACAAGAGACCATACAACTCCATTTGAAGAAGTCATTATCCGATCCCTGGTTCCTGTATTAGCTACCGCAACAAAAAGCTTATCGCCGAAGGTTATAGACTGCCAGTCATTATCTGCCGGACTAGTTTGAATAGTCCAGACAACGCCATCAGGAGAAGTCATTACCCGGTTGCCTACTCCGGTAAAAGACACAGCCACAAAAACCCCGTTGCCATAGGCTACAGAAATCCATGAGTTGTCAGCGGCACTGACTTGACTAGTCCATAAGACGCCATCAGGAGAGGTCATTACTCGGTCACCTACTCCGCTTCGCGCTACCGCAACGAAAAGGCCATTTCCGTAGGTTACCCCGTCCCACAAATTGTCAGCGGCACTGACTTGACTAGCCCATGTAATGCCGTCTGAAGAAGTCATTACTCGATCACCGATTCCGGTAACAGATACCGCAACAAATAACCCATTTCCAAAAGTCACAGAACGCCAGTCGTTACCTGTTGCGGCAGTTCTAAGCGTCCAGACAATTCCATCCGGGGAAGTCATTACGTTACTACCAGCGGAGATCACTACAAATACACCGTTTCCATAGGTAACTGCCGTCCACAGATCATCGGCGGCACTGATACGAATAGTCCAGTCAGCTCCGTTTTGGGAAGTCATTATTCGATTTCCTGTTCCGGTAGTAGCCACCGCAACGAAAAGGCCATTTCCGTAGGCCACCGAATCCCAAAAATTGTCAGCCGCCGGTGTTCTACTAAACCAAGTTTGTTTAGACGATCCTATTCCTAAACTAGTTTCAAACTCGGTAAGTGTTAACTCATCTACGTCCGGAAAAACGCTTGTAACCATTAGGGGGTTACCTCCGCGCCAAAGATGTTAAAACTAGCTGTTGCTACGTCTGTTCGTACACGGACTACGTCCGTCGCCGCCAAAGTGATCCCTAGAACAACCGTCATTGATGAGTTTTTCTGTAAAGGCGTGTCATAGAACAAGTACTGTTTATTGTCATCGGCGGCACCCGCCACAGCTACGGAAATCCTAAACTTAATCGTGCCAGAACCACGATTACAGACAACAATCGAAGAACTAACGACGGATGTTGCGCCAGGAACAGTGTACAAATCCGTCAACGTTGTAGCCGCCGGATTGGACTGACCAAGAACTTTATACGTTTCTGCCACTTTATTATCCGCCCATCAGCAAAAAGATTCGTGCATGATTGACGCTAGTGCCAGGCGCCGACGCTGCAATCGTTATATCAACCTCCGAACTACCTGCGTCATCCGCAACTGTTAACGTGACGTTCGACCCTTCAATAAAATTAAGCCGTTGTCGCGTGCCAACGTCCGCCCCGGTATTCTTGCGAACCGTGACCTTTTGCGCATCGGCGGTCAATCCAGACAAACCAGTTAAACTGATTTCATCCGCGCCACCATTCTGATGAGATATCGCGTGACCTGATGGGGTCTGTGGGTCGGCCAACACACCCTGGAGACCAGCAACGTTAATCTCATCAGTTCCACCAAACTCATGGGTAGTGTGATGGAGTGGGATAAATGAGCTATTGATGAGTGCCTGTGTCCAGTGCGGGATCATGCCATTCTCTTTTTCTGACGATTGCTGCCGTGCTGTGAACAATAGGTATAAGACCCGTGCACCTCAACCTCATTAGCTGGGAAGTAGTTACCACAATACCAGCAAGCAACCTTACCACGCTTTACCAGCGCCGCGCGTATCTCAATAAGATACCAGATAATCAGCCCAAGGGCCCCAAAAATGATGATGGTGAACGCTGCCTGCATCACGCTAACCCGATGCTTGGGATCACCCCATCCCCGGCGTTATCAACGTCAATGACGTACCGACCAGCCAGGAGTGGGTTCGAGATATTGATTGAAAAATGCCAGGCAATATCTGGCAAATAGTTGGCCGTGGGCGGCCGAAGACGTGTTATGATCCCAGTCTTTGCCGCCACGTTCATCCCCTCACGACCAACATAGACGTCCTGCATGTTACCAGGAAGCACCTGAAGATAGAGCACACTAATCCTCGAGTCAGCGTAGACTGGAAAATTGACGGTGATCCGGTCAGGTACGCCTGGTGTAGGTGTTACCTCGTTAAGGGGAATTAAGTCCATCAGAACTCCACCTTTATCCTGGTAGTGCCGATGCCAATGGCCAACATGGCCTGAACAAGCTGCCTCACCGGGGTAAATAGCGAGACCTCTGCCCCAGTGAAATAATCAGATGAGATCAATTTAAGCTGGGTCCCTGAGACGTTCACAATCCAGCTCCGCCCGTCCACCATGTCCGTCTTCCACCGATACTTATCTGGCTCTAAAACAATCGGGGTAATGTTGATGGCGATCAGTGGGACCGCGTTATTCCAGAGACCTACCTGCTTGACAAAGTCAGCCGCAAGGGCAGATGCGGCAAAGTCCGCCACGAAGGGATCAAACGTGTACCTTAACATTCAACACCTCCATGACGGACCTGAATGACCTATGCAGGCCGTGCGGTAGACCAGCCAGCCTCTGTGGCATTGGCCATCCACATGATGTCCGCCGCGATCGTTAAGAGCGCAGCGTCATTTGTGGGGGTAGCAAACCGACAGCCGCTGACGAGACCCGATGAGGTTGCGGCATCCAGCAACAAGAAGTCGGTTGGGGCGGTCCCATCCTCTGCCTTATCATGGAAGTTGTCGATGAGCTCGGTGTTCACGTTCACTCCAGTCCCACCTGTCCCGCGGAGGTGGGCGGTGACAATGTTGTGGAAACGTGACCGGCGGATGAGTGTCTGGGTTGGGAAGTCAGTAAGACCACCAACAAAGTCCACCCCAATACCGCACCAGCAAAATTCACAATCATCAAACATGGCATCGCCCGTCCCAACCAGGCGAACGGCCACACCATCCGGGCCCTCAAGCTTGCAGCGATACGCCCTAAAGCGGGCGATGTCATCCGCAACCTGTAGGGCGTAGGCCGCGGTGCCCTTGCCCGCGACCCCCACATTGATCAGGGTCACGTCATCGGCCTCGATTGAGAGACCTGGATCATTTACCCCACCCGGCTCAATAAAGGCCGAACCTCGACCACCGAGGTCAAAGCCGTAACCGATCAGTGAGACACCTGACTTGTCAAGCACCAGGCCAGTTTCCTCAAACCGCTGCGGTGCCAAGAATGCCACGTCATTTGGCTGAATGACGTTGAACAGCTCTTCAATGGTCTCGATTTGCTGGCCGGTGCCAACATACCAAGCTGTTCTGGCAAACGGGAACCCAACCTGCACCGGCACGCTCTTAACCTCGAGCACACCAGTGAGAGGGTTGGGGACCAAACTAGGAAACGTCAGATCCATGTCCTTCCTCCTTATTGATAACGTAGATTTGTAGGTGGCCGCCCCACCCGCTCGGTGGACACGGTATTACTAGTTGCTGAGGTCCATGTAATGACGCCAGTGGCATCCTTGACGACGGCAACAATGTTGTAGTAGGTGAATTTGAACCCAGGGGTGAACGAGGCACTGATGGTCGTGGTCCTGAGATTCTTGGCAACCGACTTCAGCGCGATCGTCGTCTTGGTCAGGTCATCTGTCCAACGAAGAATAAATTCAGTGACTGAGACCTCATCCTCAACGGCAAAGTCCCAGAGAAATATTGTGGTGTCCCCGACGCCCCTCTTCACGCTCATCGTAGGCGCGCTCGTCTGCGCGTGGGCGCGCGCGGATAACAGTAGAAGCAGCATGATGATGCTGGCAATCACGATGGTCAACCTGCAGGTCTTGATGTAGGTCATATCAATACCCCGATGTCTTGCTGACTGAGTTTTGTAGTGCATTGATCCGTTTCCTCACAATCTCATATTCATCTTCCCCAACTGGACGCCTACAGATCTCATCAGCGTGAGAGTAGGCGTCGAGGAGGTCAACCGTGACCCCCGAGGGGAACTGCAGGTATTCTTTTCTGAACTCAGTGTCAGAGTCCACGATCGCGACTGACTTGCGCTCAAACCGTGGTTGTGTTGCCCTGATCCTCTCCTCCTTGCTCTTGTCCGTCGACTTCTTAAATACCACCACCTTCATCTTCTTCTTCTCAACGCGGGCCTTGTAGTTCATGTAGTTCTGCAGATGCTGGTCTCCCCCATAACCCTCAATCCCGCATCGCTGACACTTGAACCTCTCATAGGCATAGAACGCCTTCTCCATCATCGCATCGGTCGAGCCACGCTCCGCCCACGCGTACAGAATCCAATGGTCTTCAGCTGTATCCACCCCAACCACGACCACGGCATGGCGCGCCTTACCGCGCTTACCCTCACGAGCTGGGTCAACCAGCACAAAGCGATTAAGCTTACCAAGGTAAGTACGCTTCCCATCATCCCGGACGTAAACCTCCACCTTTTGGGCATTTGCGGCAGCATTTGGCTTGGCCTCTAACTCAACGGTAAAGGATCGTAGCCACTCGGGCTCGAAGTCATGGGCGCCCGGCGCGATCGGATTATTGAGGTACTGACAGGAGTAAAAGTAATCCCCCTGCTTCCTTCTGATCCTCGCGAGGCCCTTGAGGCTGAACCTCTCCGGAAAGATGACCTTCCCGTCCTCAATCGCCGATCGTGTGATAAACTCATAGTCGAGCTCATTCTCACGTATCCAGGAGTTCAGGTCATTAAATGCCCACCGGTTCCCAATAACCAGTGACTCACTACGGTCTGGGTCGTCAAACGCGCCCTCAAGCAGCACGTGATAGTCTATGACCTTCTTCATGACCGTCTCAGACCCCATGGCATCGATGCCCACGAGATCATCCTCAATCATGATATCATAGTGTCTTGACTGGAGCGCCGACCCCACGCCGATCGCCTCAACCGTCGACTCACTAAACTTCTCAGTCCGGTTAAACTCTAGCTCGGTGTCCGTCCACCGGCATTTCTCATTCGGCAGCAGGTCTGGCCAGAGGCTGCGGAACAGTGCATTCGACTCAAACTGCTGCCTCGTTGATCTAAGGATCTTTTTTGCATTCGTCTCAGTGCTGCTAATAACGAGGACGCGGACATTAGGGTTATGCACCGCTCGAAGCTGCTCAACCTCTTCAGGGGTTGTCCACCCTCTTTTAAGCGCATACTCGATGACCTCGTCCTCCATCGGGAGGGCTCGCCACGTTGGTAGCGACTTCGAGGCCACCGTCGTCTTAAAGTGGCCCCTAGGGATCTCAACCACGGTCTTTCCCAGGGACCGCTGTAAGGTGTTGCACAACGGCTGGTGTAGGTGAGGCACCAGCTTATCATACTTGAATATCACCTTCGCAAAGAAGTAAAGTGAGGCAAGCCCCATCCACTTCATCCGCATCGCAAATTCATACGGATCGTGGATATTCGGGGCCGTGGTCATGCCTACCCCTGATCATCCGTCGCCAGCTGGCGTAACTCATCACGCTCCTCCACCGACATCGAACCCACCGTCCTCTCAGCGGGCACCAAGCGCGTCTGCGGCCCGGCCATCTCCTTGAAGGCGTCCATCACCTTATTCACGACATCGGCACCGAAGTTAAACACATTGCCACCCTTGCCATTGTCCCCAGCGTTTACGCGCGCGGGCACGAGGGCGTGGGCGCGATCCATAACCATATTCACCGCGGCCAGCCGATCACTATCCTTGGCGTTCTTACGACGGGCGATCTCCAAGGTGATGTGCATCATCTCATCAGCTGAGAGGCGGAGGATCATCTGCAGCTCCTTGAGGGAGTCCTGAATCTCCGCCTCCAGCCGCTGCACCCCACCGAGGGTGTACTCGTTTAGGCTCTCCCTGAAGTCGTGGTCACCAAGCCTTGCATGAACGAGTGGCTCGATCTCCTTCCCACCCATCGCCGCGATGATCTTTGGCAGCGGTTGTCTGAGCACCAACCGTCTGATCAGCTCCTGATCGAACCGAAATGCCACGATCTTCTCAGGTGCAACCTGGTGAGGTCGTTGATCTGCCGGCAATGAGTCGATCATCTTCTGCTTCTCAGACTTGCGTGCCTCGCGTAAGAACTTTGATTTGCGCGTCTTTCTCTCCTGGTCTGGAAACGCACGGGCGCGTAACACAGGGACCACCTCCCCCTTCCTATCTCTCCGTTAACCGTGTCTCCGACTCGGTCTTCAGCCCTACTGATGACAACGTCACCTATGGCTGAAGATTGTAGGCGTAGGTAGAGTCTTCTGTAAACAACAATTTTTGCTAGGTTAAATTTATTTAACCTTACTGTTCCGCAGGAACTGTAGGCCCGATCCAAGACTCAGGCACCGCAAGCGGTGATCCTTGGATAAACCTTACCGGAGAAGATAGTGAGTGAGTGAGGTTGGGCCCCATAACAGCTGGAGAGAGATACGAATCGATGGCTGTGGGTTTAACTACCCCGAACCATTCCTGGAAACATCGGCAAAATTACGGGGACGGCTTGCGTGAGGTGGGCCGATCGCCGGTTTTGGGAGCCGGGCCCTTCCAGGATCACCCACAAACTGACAGAATAGGGCAGTGCGTGAGTTGACTGGCAAACGGTGGCAGTACAGGATTGTAACGGATTATCTGGCAAGGGAGAGGGGAGACCTGATGGTCTCCCCTTTAGGTAGGATTAGCGGCTGGTGGTTTTGGAAGTGGTCTTCTTCGTAGCGGTCTTCTTGGTCATGGGTCCTGTATACTCCCCACCGCGAACAGGATCGGTAGAGAACTTGGCCCATTTCTTTCCCTTGCGGTCAGTGACAATCTCTGTCAGTTTATCCTTACCATTACCCCTCAGTGTGACGAGCTCCGTCTCCGTGATCTCCTTGACCTTACCTAACTTGCTGAGGTGGATCATGTAGAACATGACCACTCGGGTAGGATCCTGCTTGGTGACGAGACCGCCCTTGACCACATGCTCAGTGATCTCCTTCACGGTCCCACCCTTCAGATCCGTGAATGCGTTCTGGATCAGACGAAGCTGTCCCACTGGTGACGTGGTGAGGACCTGTGTTGGTGTGTAGATGCGTGCCATGGTTATTCTCCTTGTTCATGGGGCTGGATTGCCGCATGTTGGGATAATCATACCATGAAATTTTGTGCAAGTACACATATTTTTTCACGATCTCGGGTCTAGGATCATCAGCCTCACATAGCAAATAAAAGGCGTTAACCAAGCTAATGGTAACCTACGGCCCTTTTGGATACCAATTGCAACGGTCGCCTGCCGCAAATTTATAATGAATTATGGTCTATAGGCGCTATGAATATAACCTAATCATCGTAACGTAGCCTGTATGTAATGATGCGTCGTTCAATACATAGGTCATAAACTCCCGCGCAATGCTCTGACGTAATCATCGTATCATAGCAGCTTATAGATGCGTAAATTTATGTCAACACTGAACTGCAGTGCCTCCCCCTTAACCTTTACGATTAAAGACTTTTAAGCGGTCGCTTTCGGGGCACAGCTGCAGAACAGTCATTTAAGTCTATGATCGTATCGCGTCAGCTATCGGATGTAACGATTCGTTACAAAACCCATGACTTTTCATCCTGCAACCGTTTTTGTGCAAAAGCGGCACGCTCGACGGCCTAGCTATGTTACGTCTATTACCCATCGCAGTTGTCTAGATGCCGGTGGTGTACGTTAATTGAACGATCGTAACATTCCTGTGTCAAAAAGAACGAAAAACGTTCCAATGGCAGCGATTTACTCCTTTCGTCGTAACCTTCCTGTTAAAATCGGCTTGCCTCACTCACTTGCACCTTGAACAACACTTCGACGCTAGAGATCAAATGTAATCAACGTAAGCATAGTTTAGTAAGAAGCGGATAGAGCTGCAGTCCGTCGTAAAAACGTTTTTGGCAAACAAATGTTTTCGAAAAAAACGTATTTTTTTCTATACGACAACACACTACTCTTGTAGTAGCCTCCGCCACATGGTAAGGAGGGCACACCTCTGATCATGTCTTCATCATCAAGAGACCCCTCGCTTAGGCAGTGAGGGGTGACAGGGTCACTCAACTGCCTGAGAGTTAAGTTTGGTTGCGGGGCATCAGCGTAGAGGGTGAGAAATATATTTGTCCTGCCGTATGTACACCAGACGTCTGCATTTAATATAATGTCTACAGTAAATCAGGATAAGGAGATAACCATGGCAGAGCCACGAGTTGTACGGCAAGAGGAGCTGAAACACCCTGGTCTCCAGGCGGTGTGTGGCCGGGTAGAGATCCATGTATGCTTGGCTGAGTTGAATCGTCTTAAGGTCTACTTTAGACAGCGTGGTCGCGCCACCCGTATCATGTTCAGTAACTCTGAGGAGCTGCTCATCAGGCTCCCCAACAATGCTGGCGAGGTCCTTTACTACGGCCCGATGAAGGGGGTGGACCATGTCTAGCTCATGGCGGCAAGCATTAGCTTGTACCTGTGGCGGATTCGCTTGTCAGTGTGCGTCGCCTGTGGCTTGGAAGAATCAGCGAGATCGCCTGCAGCTGGTGACGACGGAGGTGCCGCCCAAGAAGGCCGCGCACCAGAAGATGCTCAGGCGGCACGCCAAGCTAAACACGTTTATGAGATGCCCGGCATGCCGCCAGCGGGGCGGGATGTATTACCTGCACGCGCCGACACCTGACCAGGAGCGGTGGTGCTACTACTGTGGGTACACGTCATGAGCACCTGGTGGCTGTGCTACTGCTGGTATCCGGATGAGGCGGACTATCACGTTGGACCGGTGGTAGGCGCCTGGTTTATCAGACGCGAGGGGAGGTGCTGATGACTGACATCCTTAAACATTGCCCACTGTGTCAGGGTGAGTTGGAGCTGATCTATGAGGAGGTAGACATCGGTGTGGGAGTGCAGCGGTACGTGGTGGGTGCCGTATGTAGGCATGGGCATCAGTACGGGATCTGTAATACCTGTGGGCGGTTAGATGTGGAGGAGTGCGAAACATGGTGCCAGGAGCCCATACGGCCAAAGGAGGACTGATGATGTGGTACATGCTAGAGTGCATGAACTGTAAACATCGGTGGGAGGTAAGGGGGCGGTACGTCAAGGAGACCAATGGTCACGTGTTTGAGGACCTGATCGATTGCCCTAGGTGTGGGTCAGAAGACACCCTGATTGATGGGGGAGGAGTGGGGCATGACAACAAACAAAGGAGAGAAACCATGAGGGGCATCACAACCAAGCTGTTACGTGAGCGGCTGCAGCGGACGAACGAGGTGGACCCAATGACCTATGAACCGATCAGCCTAAACCTGGAGGGAATTGACTGCCAGGAGGCCAGCCCACGCTCCGTCTCTACATACATCATGTGCGGTGCGCCGGCGGAGGCGCTCGTGTGGCACGAGAAAGATAAGCGTGTGTACCCGATGTGCAAGGCATGCGCCTGGCACAACCTCCGTAACCGTGGTGGGCGCCTGCTCGCCGGGGACAGGAGGTTGACCCGATGAACTACACCTATCGATTCATCGAGGAGAAGCACATGGGAGACAGCATCCCTGTCCCGCACGAGTGTCAGTCCTGTGGGAGCGTGGCGCCGCTCGCCGACTTTAAGATAAACGCGTCGGATGCCACCATGAGGCAGGTCGCGAAGGAGCTGTGTGAGATCTGTGCAAGCACGTTCATCGGCAACGTGACGAACTATGATCGGGTGTACACCGTTCAGGAGAAGACGGTCTGCATCTGCGTCGCGCAGGTGGCGAATCTCCTGCTGGACAAATTGACCTGTAGGAGGGACGGCATATGAAACGCGAGATAATCGTGGTAGAACCCGTCGGTGTGCATGACTCCACAAGACCAGACTGGGTAAAGATCAATTGCTTGATCACCCGTGGGTTCACCAGACTGTACCCGATCAACGATGACTGGGTCATCTGCGCCAAGCAATGGGTCACGCAGAAACGTGCGATGCAGCTGTGGGATTGTATCTGCTCAGCTAGGCCCATCAGCGTGAATGTGCTGGTGGACCTGTTGGCGATGATCTCATTAAAGGTCCCACCAAGCGTGGTCGCCAATTGGGGTAAGGAGACTCGTTATGAGGTAGAGAAGTACTGCATGGATGTGCACCTGCGGGCGTCTGACAACATCGTACGCGTACCGCCTAAGCCAAGGGCGCTTCTAAATAAGAAGATCAAGACGATCGGTCTGACTGGCCCATCAGTGATGGACATGGGGGGTGCATCGTGAAGACCATTGATGACTTTATCGAGGAGGTGATCAAGTGCTATGCAAATTTGATAGCCTACGGCCAGTGGGCCGATCGCTCACCATCCTCAGAGGATGGGGCCTGGAGTAGGGCCTATCTAATCACTGCTCAGAAGTACCATAAGGAGAAAGCCGATGTTCATCTTAGAGATACTGCTGTGGTTGCTGGTCGCGGATGTCGTGATGAGGCTGTACAAGTACTGGACAAGGAGGGTCAGATGAGGGAGAAACAACCTGCAGATCGAGACAAGGCATTCAGCGACAAGTGTGTGATACTACTCATTCGCTTGGTCGCCGCCATCAAGATGATGAACCGACATCCCATATACCAAGGTGTCTGGGACCTGTACGATTACTACGTTGGTAAGTACAATGGACCCACGATCATTAAGGAGTATGAGGAGGCCCTCGAGCATGTTGAGCAGAAGTTCGACAAGCCTGCCTACGGCCTGGGGCAGGCTCCAGTAACTAAAGAGTTCAAGGATGAGGTGTATGACCTCTCATATCAGATCTATCGTGAGTTGGACCTAAGGATCTTCTTAGATCCTCAAGTGCAGGAGGCCAGCAGGCGGCTGATCAAGGCATGGAATGAGGTGCATCCAGCTGAGGAAGACATCCTGCGCATTCGATGCACTCAACACCATCAGGTACCTCAGATGAACTCAGCGGCGGCTGGCGCTGAGTGTGGTGTGTGCGTGATCAACACGGCGATGGAGACCCTACGCTTGCAAGTCAAGGAGAAATAGGAGGTGACCCATGAAACCGATCAATATCATCAGATGCCAGAATCTCTTGGACAGCATCTCGCCAAGGGCGATGAAGGCATGGAAGGAGCTATGGGAGAAACCAACCAAGAATCTTCTTAACCTGCGACTCGCGGCTGAGCTCATGTCCGGTGAAGAACTTGATATGCACTTCGATAAGTGGTATGAGGTAATGATGGAGGACATCGAGGATCGAAAGCTACGAGAGAAAAATAAGAACCATGTGATGAGGTCAACAAAGGAGGAGGTAAGAAACCACGTGATTGAGCTGTACGTCATTGTCAGGGAGGTCCTGTCGCGCTACTACGCAGGGAGGCTACATGTCAGTGCAGGTTTACTTGCTAGGTCTGGTGGACCATCAGGAGTTAAGCGCTCAGTTGGCCACCAAGGTTCAGATACTTGATGAGTCCATCAGGGCGATCACATTTGAGGAGGGTCAGCGCGCCCTCCAAGAAGGACGCATCATTCGGTTCTTTAGCTTGTTGAGGTGGTTGGATGAGCTCGCTACCGAACAAGACTTCCACCGCGTGCCAAGGTGGTTTAACTGTTAAAGGAGAGACCGTGACGAAACAGGAGAAGCGACAACTTATGAGTGACCTTCAGACCCTTCGTCATCTGATCTGTAGGACCGAGGACTTTCAACATATCTGGCTTAATTATCCGGTTAAGCCATGCACGACGCCGCTGACGCTGATCACTCGGTCAGTCCGTCTTTGTCGAGGAGGCATCAAACCACTATGAAGTGCTTATGCAAGCTTGAGATACGAATAGTCGAACGACACGCAGACTGCCCAGTACATGTTCAGCATCTTACTGCTGACGAGATGAATAAGGAGGTCGTGACTGCCTTTGAGCCTAAGGAGGGTAGATGGCGCTGTCCAGTGTGCGGCCAATGGACTGATAAGAACGCCGGCTGGCGCCTCTTAACGGAGGAGGTATGTGCTGAGTGCTATAGACTGGCAAAAGGAGGAGAACCCAAGAAGCAGGGTGACGACCAGTGGTTGCCGCGGTAGGACAATGTTGTCCTCGCGGGTGTACATCAAACGTCAGGTTTTGATACTATTACCTCATGAAACGGTACCCAAAAATGAGATGCATGCTTTGTGGTAAATTGCTAGCACTTTGCACCTGCATCAAACCTTGGATACCTAAATTACAAGGAGGCCAACCATGGCTACTAAGAATTGGTATGTTGAACGCAACTGCTGCAATTCGGGCAATTGCATTAAGTGCATGTCCGTACAAGGACACCGGTACGGAGAGACGACCAGGGTGATTCAGATTGATAAGGTGTCTGAAGAAAAAGCCAAAGAGATCGCAAGTAACTTTGCAAGTTACAAGGCAATCGCGAAGAAGATGTAGTACACAACTATAAAGGAGATAACATGAGAGTCCAGCAACCTGTCTGTTTGAGCGGCTACTGCTGCGGCTGTCAACAGTTCAAGACGTTGTATCGTGTGGCACCAGACCAATATCGGTGTGGTGAGTGTTCAATCAAAGGAGATAAGAACCATGGCAACGATCACGAAGAGCAGAAACCTGTACGCCGCGTCAAACCAGTGGGCGACACGACCGGCGGATGAGCGGTTCTGGACACTGCAGGAGATGTACGACCAATGTTTTGAGTACTACAAGAACCGCACTGAGCAGACGATGCCGTTGAGGGACCTGCATCTGACGGCGGACACCAGCGGTGAGCTGTTTGTGAAGACCCATGATAGGGTACAGAGCATGACGAATTGGGGGTTCAGGCAGCTGTGCGGAGAGCTCGGGGCGCCTGCCCAATACCTTGGCGGTCTGCCGCCCACGTTGACCAGCGACGTGCTCAACCATCACCTCTCTGAGCATCGGTCCAGCAACCCGGTGACCGTCATCGGCCTGAAGAACAACGGGCATGAGAAATTCCGGTTCTTCAACACCCCGACCTATACCAGGATCTGGAACTATCAGATCGTTGAGCAGCTCATGCAGGTCTGTCGACACGACAGCGGTTGGCGGGTGCCGCCGGCGCGTCCGTCGATGCACGGTGGGCCAACACGTGTGGCCACCAAACAAGACGTCTTGAAGTTGAAGGACAGCATGTTGTCCATCAAGGTGGGGGACCACATTTCCCCGGCGGGTCTCTACGCCTCGGACCATGACATGTTCGCGTTCCTCGTGAATGAGGAACATCGCATCTCGGACGGGACGGACGCTGGACTCGCGCGGGGGATCTTCATCTCCAACTACGAAGTGCCTGGGTACGCCTTCAAGGTGTGGCGGTTCCTCTACCGGTACGTGTGCGGCAACCACATCGTCTGGGGCGCGGAGAACGTGGCCACCTTTCGGATCATCCACGTGAACGTGTCCTTTCAACTTGCGTGGGAGGCGATGTCCAGGGAGTTACAGGGTTGGCTTGATCGTTCCTCGAAGGAGGACACTGACAAGATCAAGCGATTACAGACCTACAAGCTCGGAGATGACCTTGAAGAGGTGTGCGACAAGGTCTATTCGTTCAGGTTCGGTATCACCCGCAAGCAGTTGGAGAACGCTTACCTGCTAACGCAGACGCAGCATCAGGATGTGGACGGTGCCCCCAATACCCCGTGGGGGATGGTTAATGGTCTCACGCGACTGAGTCAGGAGTCGCCGTACGCTGATGAGCGCACGAAGCTTGAGACCGCGGTTGGTCGGCTGATGATGGTCAATTTCTAGACCAAACATAACGCATCACCGACCTGAGGGGCGGCTTCCTGCCATGGTTACCGCCCCTCGAACTTAAAGGAGAGGAACATGAGCGTCCCGGCAACGGACAAGGGTGGGTTCGTCCTCGACGACCAGGCGGACTCTGCCGTGGTGAAAACTACGGCCAGATCGAGGTGTTCTGTGAGTAAAGGAGGCTTGACCATGTACCAAGATGTGAAGGTAGGGTTTAAGTTGATCTCTGCCGTCTACAAGGACTCCCAACGATGGGAGATCCAGATTCAACTGACCAGCCAGATCTTTGGTGGGCCATTCAACAAGACCCTCGTCAGTGGCACTACCTTTGTTGATGACCTATGCGGGGAGCTGACCCCTGCTAAGGTCTTTACGACCGCGGTTCAACAAATCTTGAAAGGAGACCGAAATTGGCGACCGATCTTATGTCACGACCAGGAAAGGTAAGGCCCCTCATCGCCACCCAACGGACCGGTCTCAAGGCATTTCTTGCTCATGAGTACTTTGCGCTTTTTGATGAGCCTGGGATGGGTAAGACTAGGGTCTGCATTGAGGCGGCTAAAGAGTTTTTGAAGATGGGTGAGATAACCCGCATTATGGTGGTTTGCCCGGCCCCCGTCCGTTTTGCGTGGGCAGACCCTGAGTTTGGAGAGCTGGCCACGTGGGGCATTGACCCGAAGCAAGTGTTCATCTTTGACTCATACTCTTACCACAAGCTGTGGCACAAGAATTGGCAATGGGTCATCGTCTCGTACGACATTCTTCGGAGTGAAGGGCATCATGCTAGTTTGATTAGATGGGCGAGGGAAGAGCATGCCATGATCGTCATGGATGAGAGCTCATACATCAAGGCGATGCGCGCCGCCCGCACAAAGGCCTGCATCAAGCTGGCCCGATACTTTAAGCGGAGGTACATCCTCAATGGGACCCCGATCGCTAACACGCCTGAAGATCTGTACTCCCAATTTCTGGTGCTTGACTACAACATCATTGATTGCAGTCGTTGGGTCTTTCGCCTACGTTATTGTAAGATGGGTGGGTACATGGGTAAGCAGGTGGTGGGACTTGCGAAAGAGACACAGGTTGAGCTATACAAAAAGATCAGACCGTTCTATTTCCAACGCAGAAAAAAAGAGGCCTTAGATCTCCCGCCTGTCACCTTAACGCCACGATTCGTCCCCCTGGAGAAAACGACGTGGAATGTATATGTAGACATGCGTGACGAGCTCATCGCAATCCTCAGTGAGGGGCCTGGAGACCAGAAGATTCTCACCGCCTCTAATGCTGGTGTTAAGCTTGTTCGATTGATGGAGATCACGGCCGGTCAGGTTGAGGAGAATGTAGTAGGTAGTGAGAAAATCAACGATGCGCTCAACTATATTGCGGAGCGACAAGAGGGCCGGCTCATCATCTGGACCTGGTTTAGGGTTGAGACCGCTCGGGTGGCGACAGCCATTAGAGATGAGATTGTCAAGAGGTCAAATCAAAAGGTATGGGGGTATCGCTCAGTCGGCATGTTGATCGGTGGGATGTCACAACCGAATAGAGAAAAGGTTCTTCATGCCTTTAACAATGACGAGAACGCCATCCTCGTCTCGCAGCTTGCGGCTGGTGGGATGGGCCTCAACATGCAGCGTGCCTCGAACATGTTGTTTCTCTCCCGTGCGTATTCTCTGTTGATGAGGATACAGGCCATTGGTCGGATTGACCGCATGGGCCAGACCGCCGAGAGCATCTCAGTGGTAGACTCGATCGCGACGGGGCCAAAGGGTGAACCAACCGTGGACCGCGCGGTACTAAAAGCCTTGAAAAGAAAGACCGAGCTTGCCAACTGGACCAGGGGAGAATGGTTGAAGGTCTTACAAGAGGAAAAGACAGCAGCGTTACGAAGTAAGGATTTATTTGACGCCTCTGATTTACAGTAACGTTTCACCGTGATATGATCTGTTTACTCCACGGCCAAGTAATGGAGATGCGGGTGGCTAGACCCCTGCCTAGTTTCAGCTTAACACTATGCCACAATACTGTGGAGATCTTAATGAAAGGAGGTGTGAGGCTGGGAACTATGTAGGGGTACAATTGCAAGGATGCACGAACTCGGCCCGTCATCGCGTTCAGCAGGGTGGCGGGTCGTCATAAGGAGGTAGCATGAAGGTCGTCATGAGGCACAATTTCTATAAGGCGCTAGGGAGAGCGCTTGCTCCTGGTAAAGATAAAGAAGGCCAACTGGCGGCAGCCATGGAAACGATGTCTGAGCTTACAGAGCTTGAACTGAGCTCGAATTTGCAAAAGTTCTTCATGATGGCAAGTAAAAAGCCATGGATGTATGACGTGTTCCATCTAATAAGGGAAAGGAAACAGAAAGATGCCTATGAACAGCGCGAAACAAAAAGCGCCTCAAGGCGGCAAGGGTACAGAGACCCAGCAGCCGAGTTCTTTGACCTCGTCAAAAATCATGACGGGACCTAAACCAGTCACCATTGCCCAACTCGCCGAGAGGTTTTCAGTAGAACGTATCAAGAAGGAAGATCTTGAAAAGCAGTTAAAGGATGTCAACGAACGCCTGGGTTCCATTGAGGATAACCTAGTTGATCTCATGGAGTCCTCTGACCTGACCGCCCTTAAGACCGCCGCAGGGCACCACCTCTCCTTACGAGGTTCGTGTTATCCCACCGTGGCAAACAAGCCGGCGTTCATGGAATGGATTGAGGCCAATGGATTCCACGACGCATTGACCATGCATCATTCCACCCTTAAGGCCATGTGCAAAGAACTTCTTGAAGAGGCGAGGCCTTTGCCTGATGGGGTGGAGGCATACATGAAGTCACGGATCACTTTCAGACGTGGCGGGAGGTAACATGCCAAAACATGGTGGATGTCAAAAGTGCAAGACCAAAGATCAGGAGATCCTTAAGTCGGTACTCCTGAAAGGAGAAGTCATGGGGTTTGCACTCTGTGACACGTGTGTAAACAATGCTCGCAAGAAAGGGACCCTCATCGAAAAGGATTGACAAGAATGCAGTGCCTCCCATGCGGCGGCAGGAGGAGATCGTCAAGATGTGTGACGCTGGGGAGAAGGTCTATGCTCATCATAAAGAAATGCAGCGTGATGCGAACTATGTAAAGGGGGTGGTAGACGCATTGAAGTGGGTTCTACGTGAAGGCGAAAGTCCTATGAGATAAGGAGAGACCATGGCAAAGGCAGTAAAGGAAGATCCCAAGAAGAAAGAAGCACCTAAGCCGTCTAAGGCTTTGGTGGACCAGAAGAGTGGGGCGTTAGTATCGAGACCATCCTACATTCCGGCAGGTTCAACAGGATTAGAGGAGGCAGACAATCAGGACTTTACAGTACCACGTCTGTCCATCTGCCAATCCAACAGCCCACAACGAAAGCGTCAGGATCCCAAGTATATCCAAGACCTGCTTGAGGGTCAGTTGTTCAACACGCTTTCAGGTGAGATCTATGACGATGAGATTGATCTCATCCCGTTGTACATGATTAAGACCCGCATCAAATTCAAACCAATCGCAGAGGGCGGCGGCATCGAGTGTCAGTCGTTCAACGCGATTGACGGTGGCAGGTTGTGTGAGACCTGCGCCGCTTGCCCACACTCACAGTTTCAGGAAGATGAACCTCCCGCCTGCTACCTTATCTACAGCTACCCGTCCTTGATTGTTCGAGACGGTAAGCTGACCTCGGAGCTGATTGCCATGAGCTTTAAGAGCGCCAGCACAAAGGTGGCTCGAAACTTCAACACCATGGTGAGGATGCGCAATGCACCCTTGTATGCCGCGATGGTTCACGTAACCCCGATTGATGACGTCGGTGCTGGTCAGCAGTTCTTCAACTACAAGTTGGAATCGAAGGGCTGGTTGGACGACCAGATGTTTAAGCAGGTTACCTCATTTTATGAATCCATGAACCGCGAGGCACTCAAGGTACACGCTGATGACGACCCCGAACCAACTGGTGAGATTTAGTGAGCTGTTCACCGGTCGGGCGTCGGCATACGGAATCTGGAGTGATCAGCACGGGGCGAAGACCATCCAACGCCCCG